GTTGTTTATAGTTAAAATAATATTAATATCTTAACCAATATTATTATTTTAGAATTATATATTGATTTTTGTTTTTTAAAGTGATACACTTTTTAAAAAGAGAAGTGACACACTTTACAGATAGGAGGTTTTTTATTTGGCTGTTTCAAAAGACAATACAAGAATAAATGTGAAACTCTCAAAAGCAGACAAGGCTCTTTTAAAAGAGTTAATGGAAAAGGAAGGATATAAATCAATGTCAAAATTTGCAGAGAATATCCTTATTAATTACATGAAAAATAAAGAAAAATAAACATAAAAAAACCTACTTTTTTGATCGCGCCAACAATCAAATTGTACAGAAACTGTAGCAAAGTAGGTCTATCTTGTATCACATATATCAATATTGTATTTATATTATATCATGCATTTATTATATTTTCAATTCTTTAAGATAGATAAAACTTGCTACAAATCGATAAAATTCAACAGGAGGAAAAGAAATATGTCTAAATTTAAAAGCAGTAATGAATCTATATTTATAGCAAGTTCAAAATTAGCACAAGGTTTTACTGTTATACCTAATGAAATTATGAATGACATGAAGTTGATGGGTCCAGATGCTTATTTTGTATTCGGTAAAATTTTACAATACATAACCAATCCTGATCATAAAATTACAATACAGGGTTTATCTACTCAATTAGGAGTAAGTAAAACAAGAGTATCTAACGGTCTAAATAAACTTATAGAAATCGGTTACATAAAAAGAACACCTCTAAAAAACGGTAACCTTACAAATGGTTATTTATACGAAGTTTTTAGCGAAAAACAAAACGTAGATATTACGAACGTAAACGATAACGTAAATACGAACGTAAACGAAAAAACTAATAACGATAAAAGCATTGAAAACACTACATCTCACCGTAATCCTAAAAACTGGGATACCGAAAATAGGGATACCAATTTCTGCGATACCGATTTTCGATACGCTAATAAAGAAAATAATAATAACAACTATATTAATAAAGAAAATGAAGTTGTTGTTGGTGTTGAAAAAGAAACAAAACTTATAGAATTATATAAGTCTTTTAAAATTGAAAAAAGATTTATGCCACATACTAAAAAACTACTTTTAGAATATGCAAATAAATTTGATTTAGATGTATTTGAACAAGTTTTTATAGCAGCAAGTGAAGAAAGTGTTAGTAAAAAATATGCTTATATGAAACAAGTTTTTGAAAATCTAGATAAAAAAAATATAGTAACTTTAGATGATTATCAAAAGGATCAAGCAGAATTTAAAAATAAAAAACAAAATAAAAAAGACAAAGGAAAAACTGTTACAAAAGATACTGGAAAAGAAAATAAAAAACCTTTAACAAAGTATCATGATACATTTAATGAACATTATAAAAATTATAGTCCAGAAGAATTAGAAAACAAACTTAGAAGAGTTAAAAATGAACATATAGAATCTAAATCTAATAATTACAATAATAACAGTAGTAACATAGAAAGAAAATTATATTTAACAGCAATTGAAAATGGTTTAAATTCTTTAAGTGAATTTTCTCAAGAAAGGGTAATAAATTATGCTTTAAATAATAATTTAGATATTCCAAAATAAGGGGGTGATAATATGCTAAAAATAAGAATTACATACAACCATGAAAGACCAGAAGAATTAGAAAGTGCTATTAAAAAGTTAGAAAAGGAATTTGAAATTATAAGTCAATCACAAGCTTATAAAAGCAGAGGTAAAAGTAAGTATTCTAGCATCTATTTAGATGTTTAAATAAAAAAATAAAATAAAAAAGTCGCCCACACAAAGATGAGCGACCCTGGAAGTTACAACTATGTTATAACTAACCGTAGCAAGTAAATTATAACATAGTTTTTCTCCAGGAGGAAGGGGAAGAATAATGAGAAGACATAAAGTCAAAATGTTCGACGATAATATGAATTTAGAAAAAATATTTTTTGTCGATGTATTGTCAGATGAAGAAAAGGCAATAAAAAGAAAAGAGGAAGAAATAAAAGATTTTTTGTATTCTAATCCAATTTTAAGATCACTTGCAATTAAAATTTTAGATTGGAGGGGTTGGAATGCAAAATGATAGTATAGAAATATTAGATAGAGATAAAAAAACAAAAGCAACTTATATTTTAAGCAAAGAAGAACATTTAGAAGGATATAAAGAAAAAACTGAATATAATTCATGGCTTGAGGTTGTATTTGCCCTTGTAATAAAAATTTGTAGATTTAGCTTATATTTAGTTATTAATCTTTTAAAAATGCTTATAAAAGCCATAGAGGGATTATTTTTAAGAGATTATGAACCTTTTAAACCTATTAGTGATGTTTATAAAGAAAAACAAGATAAAAAAGTAGAAGATTATATTAAAAGAAACACAAAACTGCATGCAGTAACTTCACACAACTATGAGTTTATTAGAAGTAAAGTATTTGCTCGTAACTATCTAAAAATAGATAAATTACTTTCTAATTGTGCAAAGCATGATGCGGAAATGAACGAAGATCTATATAAAGACATTATGAAAAGAATAGATATTATCATTACAGAAGCAGAAAGACAAGCACATGCAGAAGGATATAAATTTGCAAAGAAAACTAGATATAAATTTGAAAGCACAGAGGAATTTGACAAATATATTGAAGATAGAGTTTTAAGAGGGGAGGATTATCGTGAATATAACAGAGAGCAACTGGAAGAACTTGATGAAAGATACAATTAAAGATTATTTATTTATAGATGAAGATGCTGTTCCAGTTACAAACTTTGATGATTATTACATAACTAGTTTTGGAAGAGTATTTAGCAGCAAGAAAAGATTTGAGCATCAAACACTAGATAAAATTGATTATGGAAGTGTTGTTTGGAAAGAGCTGAAAGTTTTTTATACTCATAGATATAAAACTGTAACATTGGTCCAAAATGGTAAAAGAAAAAATATTCCAGTTCATAAATTAGTTTACGAAGGATTCTTTGGAGCATATAATACAAGATTTTTTAAAATAGTATTCAAAGATAATAATCCTGAAAATTGTAGAAGATCTAATCTAAGATTAGAGTTTAGAAATAAATCTCAAAAGACTTTAAAAGAGTATGAAAGACAACAACGATTATATGAATTACTAGGGTAAATTTCCACTACCCTAGTGGATTAAAAACAATATAAAAAATGCTAAAGCCTCTACTCTAAATAAAAAATTGCTTTTAAGCGTGACAAGGACAATCGATATGACAGGGACTATTTTTATCGACTATTTAGGTTTTAAAGTTGAATGATATTAATTAGAGAAGGGGTAAGAAAAATGAAAAATGATAAATGTGATTATTGTAATATTGAAAATAATGAATCAAAATTGATAGTATTGGGAAATTGGAACAATTTATATATAGAACGAGATGAGTATGAAAATTTCTATATAAGTGCAAAAAGTGATGGTATAGCAGAAATGAGAATTAATTATTGCCCGTTTTGTGGGAAAAAATTAGGAGGGGAATAAAATGAAAAGAATGTTTAAACAGGAAGAAATCAGAAAATTTCTAGAGCCATTTGAAGGAGAAAAAGTTAATGTATATGTATTAACTATTTGTGGGGTAGATTTTAGTATGTCAAATGCAACTGTAAAATATACAGATGATATTATTGAATTTAAAACTAAAAATTGTACAACAAATATAGTTCTTCAAGCTATTAAAAGTCTAGAAATAGATGAAACAACAGAAGTTGCCAGAGTTAAGGCTAAAACTGAAAACGGAACTTTTGTAAAATTTACTTATAAAAATAGGGTATATAACTTTAAGTGTGGAAAATAAAAGAGAGTGAATTAAAATTTATCACTCTCTAATGCCTCTAGTAGTTGTGGAATATCTACTCCAAACCCTTCTATTAATTTTGTACTTCCTACGAAATCATTCCAATTAAATGCCGTAGTAAATGTATATGTTTTGTTACTTGTATTTGCTCTTGTATATTTAGGTTTTCTAGTAGCTGATGTACCGAATAATACCTTTGCTCTAAGCACCTCAAATGAGTAACCTCTACCAGCTTTCTCGATGTTCTTAATCAAGTTGTTTAAACTCTCTGTATAAGCATTTGTGATTCTACATGTAAAGTAGTTAAATATCTCATACTGCCAGTTATCAACTGTTTTAATAACATCTTGATAGTATTTCATATCCTTTGGGACTGACTTTTTCCAGTCCTCATAAGCCTTTAAAGCATCTTCTCGATTATCATGTTTATAGATATCCCTAAATTGTTCTTTTAACTCATAGGCTAACTTTAACTGTGGAAAGTCCAGAAACATCAGTTGCATATCCCAAATCTGTCTAGCATTTAAATCCTCTTTGTTCCTTAGTAACAAGAATCTATCTTTTAACAACTTAGACCTTCGTTTTTTATCTAATGAGCCTTTAAAAGCCTTTCTCTCGCCCTCTAGTGCATTGTTGACTAATTGTATTACATGGAATCTATCAACTATTACCTGAGCCTTTGGGAGTTCCTCATATACTGCCTCTTTGTAATATCTCCACATATCTATGGTTACTACTTCTATATTCTCCTTGTTAGGCAATTTACTTAGAAAAGCCTTTACATCGGACTTCTTACGACTTGGCTGGATATCCAATACCTTACGTCCAATTATATCGGTGTAAACGGCTCTCATGCTTTTATTTAGATGTGCTTCGTCTATCCCTAATATAACTGGAGTAAGGAAGGTCATATCCTTTTCTAGCCTTTCTATGTAGCTATTAAATACCCTTTTGACTGTGGTAGGAGAAACGCTATATTCCTCTGCTATATTAGCAAATGGCTTTTTTAGGGATTCTCTTTCTATCTGTTCTCTTAAACGAATAGTGATTTTATCTCTATCGTCAATACTTTTGTAATGTTGACTAAATGTAGTACCGCAGTATCTGCATTTATATCTATGTGTATGTATTTCAATCCCTACACGTTTTCCAAAGCTATTTAAATCCCTCACAAATCGTTTGGATTTGCCATGCTTATAATATTCAACTCCACCACACTCTGGGCAAGCCACAGGCTCTTTAACTGGTTTTACTATTACCGTCATATCGTGGTCATCTTGTATTGTGTCTAAAACTTCAAATTCTGGTAAATTTAGTATATTCATATCATCTATCCTTCTGGTTATTATTAATTAACCTCCTATATGTGGTCTAATGCATTCCCATTCATAATCATCAAATGTTATTTCTTCATTTTTTATAACTTCACCTTTTATAATTTCAACATCTTGATTAAACTCCATACCTAATTCAAACCCTAATATTTTAAAATCTATATTAAATTCTTTTGATAAATTAACTAATCCTACTACATCTATTCCCCATGCTGATTTATACTCTAATACAATGACTCTTTCTTCATCATCTTCCCAATCATTTATATAAGTATGTATTTCTTCTTTTTCAATAAAGCTTCTTCTTGTATCTTTGATATAAAAATAATCAGTATTTGATCTTATTGAAAATTTCCATGTATCATCACGAATTATCTCTGGTCTTATTTTACTACCCGTAGAAATTAATCCTTCTATTAAGAATTTTTTAATATTCTCTTTTGTACCTCTTACTTTTAAATCTCCACATATCCAATTTGGCATATTATCTACCTCCTTTTATAAATATACCTCATTATACCATAGTTAAAGTTATATAGTCCACAGTTAAAGTTATTTAAAGTAATAAATTTTATATTCACTTGTCAAAGTACGTTTTCTTATTAATCCACAGTTATAGTTTCATACCCTAAAAATATATAGGAATATGTTCCGATTGTAATTGGAAATGAAAGGTGTTAATCTTATATTGTATAAGACTTAAAGTTTTAGCTATATTACTAATATAAGTACTCCTTTCTTAAAGAATAACTACCTTTCCATCTGTGAGGTAGTTATTTTTTATTGTTAATTAGGAATATGTTCCGATTGAAGTTTTGAAAAAACAGTAGTATCATTAATAGTATATTAATGGTATGAGAATATAAAAATAACAATACTTTGTAATACTTGTCCGTATTTTTCAAGGTTTTTCAAGAAATTTTGTTTGAATTATTTAAATTATAGGAAGTTTATCATATTTCAGATGCAATCTATCGACAGGTGAAGTAACAAAACCTTTTAAAGCATCAACGGCCTTGTTACTTCGTGCAAACTCTGATAATTCCACTAATTGATTATCTTTTTCTATATCATACATAGTTACTAATGTTTCAAATAGATTTCTTTTAGTTATGGCCTTTACGTCATTTGGGTCTAATAATTGTTAAGTACATACATATACTCATATCATTAATTTCTGTTTTTCAATGTAATTCTCGAATTTTTAAACTGCTCTTAACCCTCATCAAGAGCGGTTGTTTTTTTTGTAAAAGTTAGGAATATGTTCCGATTTTCAAATAAGTATTGGAATGTTATAATTAAATTGTTAAAAGTATTTCTATATCTTATATATGACCTATGATTATTTAGAAGAAAATCCATCTTGCGGAAGGTGGATTTTTTTTCTTTTCTAGTGTTTTTGTGGAATATTAACCAAATATTTTACATTTACGAGAAAAAGCAGTTATTTTAGAATAAATTTTATGATAATCAACAATATTTCAAAGGTAAGAAACGAGAAAAATCATAGTCTTAGAAAGTTAGCATACAAAACTAAACTAAGTAAAAGTACTCTCTTTAGACTGGAGAATAACGATACAGTACTGGATCTAGTAAAGCTAGAAAAAATAGCGATAGCTTTAGGTTGTAGAATAACTGACTTGTTTGATTCTGAATACAAATAGTGTCCCGCAATGTGGGACAAATAGACAAAATGGCAATAAATGGAAGTATAATGTAAATAAGGTATAGAATTTTATGAAAATTAGTATTATAATATATCTACATAGAACGTAAGTTCGATATTATTAAGCTGTTTTGGGGGAGATGCTATGGACTATATAACAAAATTAAAAGAAGAAATAATAATTTTGTTAAAACAAAATAAAGATATTGATACACTGGGGTTAGTTTATCAATATTTAACAAAGAAAAATAAAAAAAACGAGGAAAATAAAAAGTAGGTGCATAGCACCTATTTTTTTTCTGATTCTTTAAACACATCTATTAAATCTTTAATTACCTCAATTTGTCTATCATTTAGATCTAGAAGCATTTCTGTTAATTCAAATAGATTTTCTTCTTTTTCTAAATTTCCAACTATATTTGCAAGTCTAATATGTTTGGAATTAGTTTCATACATACCATCCTCTCCATTAAGCAGCCAATTTTTATTAATGTGGAAAATATTACATATGCTATAAATAATATCATCACTTATTTTAGCTCTAGCTTTCTCAATATTATATACAGCATCTTCACTTTTATTTACTATTTTTCCAAACTCTCGTCTTGAAAGCTTTTCTTTCTTTCTTATGAATTCAATTCTTTTACCAATATCTTTTTCATTTACACCATTCATATCTTGCCTCCAATTATATTTAAAAGTTTTTATTTTATTAATATACAATAATTGTAACATATTAATAGAAAAAAATAAACGAGAAAATTGCAAAAAGTCGTTAATGGGATAAAAATACCAACGACACAAAACGAGAAATAATAATTAAAAATGTTTGAAAATTCGTTGACTAACGTAAAAAAATGGAATATAATGTATATATAAACGAAAAACAACGAAGGAGGTAATTAGATGACTAGATATGAAGAAAGACTAAAAATAGCATCAGATTTACAAGGACTTAATAAAGAAAATTACAACACGGTTCTTAAAATTATAAAAGCTTTTCAAGTTTCTGAATCAGCAAAAATTTTAGGAATAGACCCTTCTAAACTTTCTGAATTAGTAAAAGAGAAGGAAAGCCAGCAAGTTTAAACGAGGTGATTAAATGACAGATTCAATGGAGGTAAAATACAACAAAAATAGTATTTTACGTGATGGGTATGGAATAATACCTAAGATAGTTATGAGAGATAAGAATCTTTCAATTGAGGCAAAAGCAATTTATGCATATTTAATAGCCTTCGCTGGAGATAAAAAAACATGTTATCCAAGTAGAGATTTAATGTGTGAAGAATTAGGAATCTCAATCAATAGATTTACTAAACACTTAAAAACATTAAAAGAATCCGGGTACATAAAAGTAGAAAGAATAAAATCAGGTAATTTAAAAGCAAAAAATATATATGAAATCATAATGGATGAAAGAGACCGATGTATTAATTTTAGAGATATCGAAAATGAATATCACGAAAATAAAGATATCGAAAATGAATATCTCGAAAACGAATACACTAATATTAACAGTATTAATAATAACAGTTTAAATATTAATAGTGTTAATAATAACAGTCTTAATAAAAAAGAAAAAAAGAAAAAAAGAACTGATTTAGATATTCTTATAAATGAGTATACTTCTAACTCTTTCTTACAGGAAACAATAATAGATTTTATGAAAATGCGAAAGAGCATTAAAAAGCCTGTTACAGAAAGAGCATTAAAAGGAATACTAAATAAACTAGATAAGTTAGCAACAACAGATGATATCAAAATAAAAATACTGGAAAACTCGATTGAAAATTGTTGGCAAGGAGTTTTTCCACTAAAAGACAACTTCAGTAACTACAACTCAAATAAACATCAAGACAATAACAATTCAAACATATTAGAGGACTTACAAAAATATCAAGGTTATATAGATCCCGAGAAAATGAAACCAGTAAGTCAAGATGACTTAGATGAAATAGACGAATTACAAAAAGAATTAGATGAAATGGGAGGCGGCAGCATAGAAAAATGGCTATAGAATATCAATGTGAGAAGTGTAGAGATTTGGGATACACTTTACAAGAAGATAAAGAAGGCTATACTCAAGCCGTTCCTTGTGAATGTATCAAGAAAAGACAAATAAAAGAAAAGTTAGAAAGATGTGGCCTAACGAATTCTTTTAAAAAGAAAACTTTTTTAAACTTCAAAACAGATACAGAACATCAGAAACAGGCGAAATTACGAGCCATGAGCTACTGTAAGAAGTTTAAAGAGGAAAAGGGTAGTTTCTTATTAACTGGAAAGCCGGGAACGGGAAAAACCCATTTAGGAATTGCAATGATGATGCAACTCGTAAATCAAAATGTAGGATGTAGATATGCTGAATATGTTAGCTTAATTATGAAACTAAAACAATGTTGTATGGATCCAATTAATTACAACAAAGAAATAGAACAGTATAAGAATTGCACTGTGCTATTCGTTGATGATTTACTTAAAGGTCAAACAAGCGAAGCTGATAGAAAGTATATCTATGAAATAATAAATTATCGTTACATGACAGAAAAACCGATTATAGTAAGTACAGAAAAATCACTAGATGAATTGATGGATTATGATGCTGCTATAACTAGTAGAATCATAGAAATGTGTAGAGAAAACATAATCGAGTTTAAAAATGTACCAAATATGAGAATTAAGGGGGTTTAGAAAATGCCACGCAACACCTTGGGTGACCTAAATAATCATTTATTCGCTCAATTAGAACGTTTAAATGACGAAGAGATAACAGGAGAAAAATTAGAAGATGAAATTATAAGAAGTAAAGCAGTTATAGGAGTTTCAAAACAAATTATTGCCAATGCAAATGTTGTATTAAAAGCAAAATCCATAGAATTAGAATATGGTAAAAACAATGAAAAAGAAATGCCTAAAATGCTAGAAGGTGGTGAATAATGAGCGAAAAACCACATAAATGGAGTGAAGAAGAAAAAAAGTATCTTGGAGAAATTACTCCAGGGAAACATCGTAAGGAAATATTAGACTTAATGAACGAAAAATTTGAGTATAAATTCAAACTAAGTCAAATAACAAGTGCAATTAAAAGATATGGATATAACACAGAGTTTGATGGCCAGTTTCAAAAGGGACATAAAACGTGGAATAAAGGGACTAAAGGACTCACTGGTTCAAATAAAACTTCTTTTCAAAAAGGTTGTAAACCTTGGAATAAAAAAGAAATTGGTAGTGAAAGAATTGATAGTAATGGATATATTCTAATAAAAGTAAAAGAACCTAATGTGTGGAAGTTGAAGCATAGGATTCTATATGAAAAATATCATAATATCAAATTAACACAAGATGATGTAGTTATATTTGCTGATCAAAACAAATTGAACTTAGAAAAAGATAATTTAATATTAATTAATAAAAGTCAATTACTAAGAATGAACCATGAAAAATTAATTTTTCATGATAAAGAATTGACGAAAACGGGTTCAAATATAGCTAAATTAATAATGAAAGTTAGTGAAAGGAAAGGTAAAGATGAATAATGTAGTTTTAGTAGGACGATTAACAAAAGACCCAGAGTTAAGATACATACCTAATTCTGGAACACCTGTTGCTACTTTTACGATGGCAATAGACAGAGACTATAAGAAAAAAGATGGGACAAAAGAAACAGACTTTATACCAATAGAAGTTATAGGGAAAGCAGCTGAATTTTGTGCTAACTATTTATCAAAAGGAAGATTAATAGCAGCACAAGGAAGCATCAAAGTAGATAGATATCAAACTCAAGAAGGGGAAAACAGAACATTTACAAAAGTCAGTGCAAGAAATGTACAAGCATTGGATTATGCAAAAGACAATAGTAGTAAACCAAATTTTGAACCAACTGCAGGTCTAGATCCTAATGGTTTCCAAGCAATAGATGACGAGGATATACCATTTTAGAAGGGAGTAAGTAAAATGATGAAAGATAAAGCATGTTGTTATGACTGCTTATACATGAAAAATGAAAGAGGAATAAAAAGTTGTAAAAAAACAAACAAGGAAATAGTAAATCCATTTGATAATGTTTGCAAGAAGTTCAAATGCTTTCAATGTACTAAACATGAAAGAGAGGAATGTCAATGTTATACGAACTTTTAAAAATATTGACAGCTTTTTATGCTGGATTTTTCTTAGGAGTTTGTTGGTTTGCAATGAATGATGATTAAGGGGGAAGGTAAATGAGTATAGGGGGATTTCGTTAGAGAAAAAAGACTTTATATGAAGAAAAGCAGAAGTAATTTAGCAAAAGATGTAGGGGTTACAGAAAGCTATATAGCAAAACTGGAAAATGGGGTTATAACAAATCCCACTTTACTAGTGCTAAAAGGACTTTCGAAAGCTTTAAATGTATCGCCATTAGAGTTTTTTAAATAGGGGGAGAAAATGAAAGAGATAAAATTAAAACAACTATCAATAAGCAATTTTAAAGGCATATCAAAATTAGACATAAATTTCAAAGATATCACAACAATATCAGGCCAAAATGCAACTGGAAAATCAAGTATATTTGATGCTTTTACATGGTTATTATTCGATAAAAACAGTAAAGGAGATAGCAAATTTGAGTTAAAACCTTTAGATGAAAATAACGAATATATAAGAGGTTTAAATCCTCATGTAACAGGCATCTTAGAAGTAGATGGATTAGAAGTAAAACTATCAAAAGAATATAAAGAAAAATGGACCTCTAGAAGAGGAGAAAGCGAAAAAGTATTTGATGGGAATACAACAAAATATGAAATTGATGATATTCCAGTTAAAAAATCAGATTATAACAAGCAAATAAATGAAATAGCAGACGAAGAAACATTTAAATTATTAACTAACCCTTTTCATTTTCCTTCTCTTAGTTGGAAAGAACAAAGAAAAGTCATCTTAGAAGTTGCTGGAGGGAATATATCAGTAGATGATGTTGTAAAAACTGATAAAGATTTAAATTTAGTAAAACAAGATCTAGAAAAAGAAGATGTATCAAAGCTAATAGACAGTAAAAAAGGTAGCATTAAAAAACTAAGAGAAAATAAAAAGTCAATTCCTTACAAAATCGAGGAATTAATGGAAACAGTAGTTGATTTAGATGTAAAAGAAGTTGAAAAAGAAATAGCATTTAAAGAAAGTAAGTTAAAAGATATAGACAATAAAATAAGCGATATAGCTAATAGTAGTAAAGAATTATTAGCTAAAAGAAATGAAGTAATGAAAAAAATAAGTGAAAATGAAAACTTAATCGAAGAAGAAAGACAAGCTGACAGAAAAGATTATGACAATAAAGTAAGAATATTAGAAGAAGAAAGAAGAAAAGAAGAAAAAGATTTATATTCACAACAACAAAAGAAAAATGAATGTGAATATAAAATAGATGGATTAACTAGAAAGTTTGAAATGCTAAAAAATGAAGCTGCTAAATTAAGAGAAGAATTTAGTGGAATTCAAGCTGAGAAAGTTGATTTTAGTAGTATAAAAACAGAGTGTCCTACTTGTAAACGACCTTTTGATGAATCAGACATAGAAGAAAAGCAAGCAGAATTAGAGAAAAACTTCAATCTTGATAAAGCTAGAAGAAAAGAAGAAGTAATAGAAAAAGGCAAAATAAAAGTTAAAGAACAAGAAGATATTCAAGAAGATATCGAAAATTATACTTTAAAGCTTTCTGAGATAGAAAATAATATAAACATCAAGAAAGAAAAAATAAATCAGCTAGAAAGCCAAATAGGAGGTATTTCTTATACACCTAACGATGCAACAAAAGAAAAGATATTAAAACTTAAAAGAGAAAATAACAAGCTTTTAGAAAGTTTACAAGAAGATGATATACATCAAGATAAATCAGGACTTTTAATTGAAAAAGGAGAAATTAATACACAACTAAAAGGGTTATATAGTCAATTAGGAGCAGTTAAAAATAACAAGAAAGTAAATCAAAGAATAGAAGATCTAAAAGCAGAGGAAAAACAAATCGGAGTAGAAATAGCAAGACAAGAAGGTCTTATAATGCTATATGAAAAGTTTATTACTAAGAGAGTAGAACTTTTAGAAAAAAATATAAATAATCATTTTAAGAACGTAAGCTTTAAATTATTCTCTACTCAAGTTAACGGAGCTATTGCAGAAACCTGTGAGGCAACTATAAATGGAGTACCATTTTCTAATGCAAATACTGCAGGTCAAATAAATGCTGGTATAGATATAATAAACACTTTATCCGAGTATTTCCAATTAGTCGCACCTATATTCATTGATAATAGTGAATGTGTAAATAAAATAGCAGATACTAAAGGTCAACTGATTAAGTTGGTAGTCACAGAGGATAAAGAAATAAAAATAAATGAATAGGTGTAAAAATGAAATGGAGCATAGAAGAAGAAAAGTTTTTAGAAGAAAATTATAAATTAATATCAGATGAAGAAATAGCAAAATATTTAGGGCGAACATTATCTTCAGTTAGAGGAAAGGTTAATTTTGAAAAAGCTAAGAGACATAAACAAGATAGATTGACTAAGAAAAATAACTATCTGACAGAAGAACAAAGGAAAGAAAAAGTTAAACGCATATTGTTACTAGCAACAGGACTAATTGTTAAGTGACTATATACATAGAAATATATAGTCAAACATATAGAAAAGTGGACACATTAGTCTTTTGTATATGGCTTAACAAGAGGTTTCAAGGGTTAGTGACTGCTTTTATGGAAACATATATTGCAGATATGAACTATGTTGAGTAGTAAGGTAAACACACACTTTTAGATGTAATCGTCAGTCTGAAACTCTGTGAGTGCTAACCAAGAAACAATGCTAATGTCCTGTATTGATAACAGGGAAACACATATCCTCTACTTGACATTCCCAAGACGAAAAATTCTCCGAAAGGAAGGTGTCCAGAGATGGAAAATAAAATTGAATATTGTTTTGTTGTAGATAAAAACAATAGACCTTTAGCTCCAACTAAAGTAAATAAAGGTTGGTATTTGATTAGAAAAGGTCGAGCAAAATTAAAAAGTAAATATCCTATGGTAATTCAGTTAGAAAAAGAAGTTGAACCTGATGACGAAGATGAAAGTCATATGGTTTGTGGAATTGACGATGGTAGTTCTCATGTTGGAATAGCAATTGTTCAAAAATGTCCAAGTAAAAATAAAGTTGTATTTAAAGGAACTATTGAACAAAGACAAGATGTAAAACACTTAATGGATGTTCGTAGAGGATATAGACAATACCGTAGATATCATAAAAGATATCGTAAACCTAGATTCAATAATAGAGCATCTTCAAAAAAAACTAATAGATTAGCGCCAAGTATTAAACAAAAGAAAGATTCTATTCTTAGAGTTTTATATCAATTAAATAAATGGATAAATATTAAAGAATATTATCTTGAAGATGTAGCAATAGATATAAGAGCAATGACCGATGGATATAAACCTTATAATTGGCAATATCAGAAGAATAATAGATTAGATGAAAATCTTAGAAAAGCGACAATATTAAGAGATAGTTGTAAATGTCAAGAATGTGGAAAAACAAATACTGTACTTGAGGTTCATCATATTCGAGCAAAGAGATTTGGTGGAGCAAATACTATTGGGAATCTCATTACTCTTTGTTCTTCTTGTCATCAAAAGACAGAAGGGAAAGAACGAGAATTTGAAGAGAGATATTTCACCAAAATAAAAAGTAAGCCAAAAAGATTTGATTATGCAATGCATGTCATGCAAGGTAAAAATTATCTTAGAGAAAATATTAAACAATTAGGAATATTACATCTTACAACAGGTGGAGATACTGCAAATAAAAGAATTGAATGGAATATAGAAAAATCTCATTCAAACGATGCTATTTGTATAACAAATTGTTTTCCAGATACTTGCAATATAAAAGAATGGATGATTAAACCGATGCGTAGAAAATCAAAAGCAAAAACAGATAATGTATTAGGAATTAAACATAGAGATTTGGTTGAATATACTTACAGAAATGGAGAAACTCATAAAGGATATGTTACAGCATTATATCCACATTTGAACGCATTAAATTTTCAAAGTCCTACAAAACATTGCAAAAAAGTCAATGTAAGAAAATGTAGATTACTTTGGAAATATAATAAAATTTATTGGTTAGATAGTGTGATATAAACACATTTGTCTATAATTAAACATAATTAAACACTAAAAAGTTAGGAGAGTGACGAGTATTGAAAAATCAAATAATTAAACAATCTCAAAATATTGCAGAAAAACCTAAAACTGTTACAGACGAAGTTTTAGAAAGGGTAAGAGAGTTACAAGCAAGTAAAGAATTAGTAATACCAGAGAATTATGCAGCACAAAACGCTTTAAAATCAGCTTATCTAATCTTACAAGAAACAAAAGATAAAAATAAAAGATGTGTATTAGAAACTTGTACAAAAGTAAGTATAGCAAATTCTCTTTTAGATATGATTATTCAAGGATTAAGTCCTTCGAAAAAGCAATGTTACTTTATTCCACATGGAAATAAACTCCAACTAACTAAAAGCTATATGGGAACTATAGCTGCAGCGAAAAGAAGTAAATATATAAAAGATGTGAAAGCTTATTGTATCTATGAAGGTGATGAAGTTGAGTTTGAGTATAAAAATGGAAATATAAATGTAATAGATTATAAACCTGATTTAAAAAATATAGATAACTCAAAGATAATAGGAGCATTTGCTGTTGTTATAGGAGAAGAAGGGGTTTTACATACGGAATATATGAGTATGGCACAAATAAAAACATCATGGGCGCAAGGACCAACAAAAGGTAAAAGTCCTTCACATATAAATTTCCCAGATCAAATGGCTAAAAGAACTGTTATAAATAGAGCTTGTAAATTATATATAAATACATCAGATGATAGTGAGTTATTTGCAAGTGCATTTAATAGAAGCCCTTATTCAGATGATGAAGATGTTGTGACATTCCAAAATGAAGCTTTTGAAAGTGAAATAACAGAAAAAGCTAATAAAAAAACAATAGATATAGATGAAGTAGAGCAAATGGAAGCAGAAATAATTGATGAAGATACGAAAATAGATGCTGAAGTTGTAGAAGAAACTCAAGAGGAAGAAGATTGTCCGTTTTAAAAGTTTTAGCAAGTGGGAGCAGGGGTAATTGCTATTTACTTATTACTCCTGATGAAACTCTAATAATTGAAGCAGGTATCAAATATAAAGAAATTTTAAAAGGTCTTAATTACAAAATTGACAAAGTTGTTGGATGTTTAGTTACTCATGAACATAAAGATCACTCTAAATCAATTAAAGACTTAACAGAAAATGGAATAGATGTATATTCAGCTAAGGGTACTTTTGAAAAGTTAAACATAAAAAACTATAGGACTAAAATAGTAAAAGCTAACAAAAGGCAACAAATAGGAAATTTTACTATTTTACCGTTTGATGTTATTCATGATGCAGAAGAACCTTTAGGATTTCTTATAAAACATCAGGACATAGGAACTTTGTTATTTATAACTGATACTTGCTACTGTGAATACAACTTCAAGAATGTAAATAGTATCTTGGTTGAATGTAACTATATCAAAGAAAATTTAGAAGAATATTGCATAGAAACAAGTTTAAGCGTTCGTATAAAAGAATCACATTTTGAACTTGAAAATGTAATTGACTTTCTAAAAGCTAGTGATTTAAGTAAGACAAGAAATTTGATGTTATTACATTTAAGTGACAAACACGGAGATAGTCAAATAATGAAAGAAAAGGTAGAAGAAGCTACTGGAATACCTGTTTTAATAGCAGAAAAAAGCACAGAAATTATATTTTAGGGGGTAAAAGATGATAAAAGCAATCGTAAATAATGGAAAAGTAGAGGTAAACATAAAAGGTGAAGACAGAGCAAAAATGTTGACTGAACTAGCATATTTAAACTATGGAGTTCTAAAAGGAATGGCAGATGAATGTGATATAAGTGAAACAAAATTATTAAACATCTTAACTACATCAATAGAAAAAATAATACAACTAAGAAGTAAAGATATAAAAATCAAATCACATACTGAAACAGAAGAAACAAACATAGAAGAAGCTTTAAAAGGTGCAATAGAAAAGCTTGCAGAGTTATTAAAAGACAAGGAGTAACTATGAAAGAAAGAGTAGGAAATATAAGAAAGATAGATAAATTAGGAAGAGTATCTATACCTGCAGAATTAAGAAGATTGTTACACATAAATAGAGAAACTCTTCTGACAGTAGAGTATGATTCAATTTTAAAAGAAATAAGAATTATACCTTTAAAAGAAGAAAATTAACTAATAAATATCCTAGGAGGCGTAAAACCTCCTGGGGCTATGAAAAGGTGATGAATATGGGAGGCAAAATAGCAACTGATTTAGAAATAAGAAAGTTAAAAAGATTGTATAAAAAAGGTTATAGTGCATTAGAAATAGCTTACAACATAAACAGACCTGTTTCCTTTGTAAAAAAATATATAAAGAAAATAGAAAATAAAAAATAGTAAAATCTTGAAGAGGGTTAATATAATGGGAAGACCTTTTGGAAAAGTTGACAAACAAGATTTAGTAGGAAAGAAAATAGGAAAGCTTACAGTTGTAGAGTATGCTGGAAAAAGAAATAGAGGAAAAATAAAATACGATTATTACTTATGTAAATGTGAGTGTGGAAATGAAAAATTAGTAGTTAGATCCAGTTTACTAAAAAAGAAAGTAAAAAGTTGTGGATGCTTAAGAACAAGTAAAAATATTAAAAATGCATTTGTACCAAAAGTACAAAAATTAGAAAAAACTAATGGAAATACAATTAAAGTTTATAAACTTAATCCAAATGAGCTAGATGCATATTTAAAAGAGTTAAAGACGAAAGAAGTTCAATATGCTGGAGTTAGAGGATGGTGATAAAGTGAAAGTTTTTCAATACGTAGCTCTTATGAGTAAAGGCAGAATAGAGAGTGATAAAGACCAGGTATTTAAATATTTAGTTGAAAACTTAAAAAGCTCTTGTGATGTTATAACTGATTTAATACAAATAGACTTATGTAAAAGTGATTTTTATATAAAAAATTGTACAAAATTTAAAAGTTGCAAAGATTGTTTAAATTACTTTTTAGACTGGGAGGTTGATTATGAAGAAGTGCAAAGAATGCAATAGAGAATATGAAGATCCTCAAACTGTTGGAGACTTCTTTGGAATATGTGATGAGTGTTATAAAGAAGAATACAAAAAAATAGAATACAACAAATACATAATGCCTCTTCTAGCTGAAAATTATATTTCTACTATAGAACAAATGATGAAAGTAACAGAAGAACAAGCTGAATTTATTGGAGCGGTAGCAAAATTCGAAGCAGAAAGTGGAACAAATGAAGAAAAAGAACATATAATCGAAGAATTCTTTGATATGATTCAAGCATCTTTAGGACTTTTAGACAAAATGGGATTAATCAATCTCTTAGAAGAAGGTCGAATAAAACATATGGCAAAGTTAATCGAAAGAGGTTGGGAGTTCAAGAAAATGATATAAACATTCAAGAAAATTATTTTATCTACAAAATTAAAATAATGAGGTGGAATGTTTGAATAAAGATGTTATGGAAGAAACAGAAATGATTTTAAAAAACATGAAATTTATAACTATCTATATACAGCAAAAGGAAGAACATATAAAAAAGATAAAGGACGGAGATAGGGGGGCGATAAAGGCAGTTTGTAATGATATGGTTAAATCTTCTCCAACTCATGCAATTAATAGACCTATAGAAAATGAAGTTATAAGAATAGATGATTTAATTGCAAAAGTTGAGGGAGATATATTTGAACATAAAAAAAACAGAAAGGTGATATCAGAAGTGTTTAAAAGCATGAGTGAAAAACAAAGAAAGATATTTAAATATATTTACTTTGAAGAAAAAACTCTTAAAGATATTGCCGAGGAGTTTGATTGTACAATAGCAAATGTACATTACATTAAAAAGAAAATAATCGAAAAAATGGCGGTGGCTTTATTTGGCCAAGAGGCATTGAAAGGGGAAGAAAAATGATAATACATAAATCAATAATACATGTACTAGATACAAATAGTGATGCTCCAATATTAAATGACTATGAATGTAAAAATAGTTTAGAAGTAGATAAGTTTTTTCAAAAGATAATAACTAGAGTTTTAAAAGATGATGATCTAAGAAAAGCAAAATTCAAAGATTACAACGATAATATCGTAAAAAATTGCTGTGAACAAATAATTTACGATGAAAAGACATTCTTACAAAACTCAAAAGAGATAGCAGCATATTTATTTGAAGTAATGCAACGAAATAATGAAATAGATTCTTGTGATTTAGCAATATGTTTATACAGTGTTAAAGATGAAAAAAATGTAGCAATTATAAAACTTGATTATAAAAAACTTTATACTCATTCAATAGAATATGTAGAAGATAAATTTAACATACAAATCGCATCAAATGAGATAGGTATACCTGAAACAGGCCGACAAAAGCAATGTGTAATAGTTGGACCTAATGGAGTGAATGATTATTATCACTTTAGATTATTAGACAAAGATGCAGAAAAGGACCAACTAGAAACTAAATTTTTAACAGAGTTTCTAAATGCTGAAAAGATAGAAGATGATAAATATAAAACAAAAGTATTTAAGAAAACTGCAGATAACTGGATAACAAATGCAATATCAGAAGATTTGAAAATGGCCGAAGATATAAGAAGTATGCTTAATTATACTTTAAAAGAAAAAGAAACTCTAGATGTTAAAAAATTTGCTGAAAATAGTATTCAAGACAAAGAATTACAAGAAAGCTTTAACGAGCAAATGGAAGATAGAGGTTTAACTGAAAACTTTGAAATAGACAAGAAATGGATTGAAAAGAAACTTAAAAACAGAAATATAAAAACTGATACTGGTTTTAGTATAAAAGGAAAGTTAACAGATTTTGAAGATCCAATGAAATACAGCTTTAGAAAAAACGAAAAAGGAACATTCGACATATTATTAAAAAATATAACTTTTTATGAGGAAAAATAAAATGAAATTAACAAAGAAACTATTAGATAAAAAAATAAAAGATTACGAAATAGAAGCAAATCATGATTTAACTTACAGAGAGTGGATAGAAATGTTAGAAGATGAATTTGAAATGGAGCACAGGGATTTAAATAGTATGTCAGATTATGAATTAGACAAGTACGATACATTTTTATTCGAATTAAGTTTGAAATAAGTGGAGTGAAAAAGATGAATAATAAAATAAACACATTAGATTATTTGATTCAAAGTACAAAAGAAAAGTTTAGATTACTAGAAAATTATAATATAGCTTTAGAAAACTATGATACAAATGGAGATAACAATTATATATATCTGGAAAAACCAAGTAAACAATCTATAAAAGATAACTTGAAATTAATCAGACGAATTACATTAGAAATAGAAAAAGAACTTTAGAAAGGATTTAAAATGGCTAAAAGAGATAATTGGAAACATATATTAATGTTTAATTGTCGTGTTAAATTAAAATGTGACGATGAAATATTAAAATGTAAATACACAAAACACCAATGGAATATAAATGGAGTTGATACAGGCAAAGGAGTGCTTAGCTTAATAGAAGAGTTAAGAGAAAAATATAAAACAATTACAGTTTTATGGAAAAGACAATTTTAGGTGGTTGAAATGATAGGATTGATAGATGTAGATAGTAAAATTCCTAATCTTGCACTTATGAAACTTTCAACTTATTACAAGTCAATCGGAGAAACAGTCGAATTTGTGCAAGATGGAAAAGAATACGAAAAAATATTTGCAAGTGCAATTTTTACTAGAAGTAAATCTATTTGTGAAGATCTAGTAAATAAATATGAAGATAAAATAGAAATCGGTGGAACAGGCTGGGATATAAAAAAGACTTTGCCTGATAAAATTGAAAAACTTAGACCTGATTATGAGCTATATAGCATAGAAGAAATAGCTAGTAGAATGAAAGGTATTGGAACAAAGGAACACAAAAGAAAAAAGCCAAAGAAATTGTAGAGGCTGGTATGGGATATACATCTAGAGGTTGTGTAAGAAATTGTGGATTTTGCTTTGTACCAGAAAAAGAAGGTGAGTTTCATGATGTAGCTGAAATAAGTGATTTACTTAATCCTAAAAGTAATGTATTAATTTTACATGATAATAATCTTACTGCTGATCCGTATTGTATAGACAAGCTAAAAGAAATAAAAGAACGTAAACTTGTAGTCGATATAAATCAAGGGTGCGATGTAAGGCTTATGACAGATGAAAAGGCTTACTGGTTAGGACAAGTAAAACATTTAAGAAGTTTACATTATGCATGGGATTTAATGGGACACGAAAGAAAGGTGCTAGAAGGTATTGAAACACTTAGCAAGCATGTAAAGAAGTATAAACATATGTGTTTTATGTTGGTTGGTTACAACACCACTTTTGAGGAAGATATGTATAGATTTAAAACATTAACTTCCTTAAAGGTAGACCCATTTGTAATGATTTATAATCAAATACCTGATTTAAGACTTAAACATTTTGCTAGATGGGTAAATAGTAGAATTTATAAGAAATGTACAAATTTTGAAGAATATGGACCTTGGGTAAAGGCTCAAGTGAAATATAATCAACTGACATTCTTTTAGGAGGGAATATGAACAAAGAAGAAATGGAAAGTGCTGTTACAATGATATGCACAGTATTAAAAGGACTATTAGAAGAAACTGGATTATACATAGCTGTTGATAAAAAGACAAAAGAATTTGTTTTTATCGAAAGAGAAAGCTGGGATAAAGGCAAAGGAAGAACAGCTAGAGTATCTATGGAACAAATAAATGTAAAGGAATAAAGGATATATATGGCAGATAAATATGTTATGAATAATAAAAAAACAGATCACTCTAGTGCTTTTGGACTTAATCCAGAAGAATTTGATGCAAAAATAGCAGAAAATGAAAGAAAAAGAAAATTATTTAAACAAAGATTAAGAGAATTATTATTAGAAAGTCCGAGCGAGTTAGAAATGAGATTTAGGGATGCAATAAATGAACTAAAAGATATGAAAGAGGAGTTTAATATTAAATAATGAAAAAGTTCAAAAAAAATTGTGATTACTGTAAAAAGGAATATGAAACAAATAGAGAATTGCAAAGATTTTGTAGTGATTACTGTAGAATAAGATATCAATCTGAACAAGGAAGAATAAAAAATAAACCACTAAAGAAAAAAGACTATGAATCAAGAAAATTAATACGTAAATTATGTCTTATGTTAGAACCATATAGAAAATTAGGTGATAAAGATGAAATGTAAATACTTTAAAAAAGAAACTGGCGATAAATACTGCAGCAACTATTTAGGACCACAAATAGTAGGAGCATATGGAGAAGGAACGATTATAAAACATAACTGCAAAGATAAATGCAAGTATGTTGATTGTAAGAAACTTGAAGAATTACAAGTACTAAAAAGGGGGTGATAAGCTTTGCTATTAAGCAGAGTGAATGAAATTGTAGAACTGGCTAGAATCTACATGATAGCTTACAAGTTAGAACCTATGGAGGCTATCGAATGTGCAATAAAAGATATAGAAGAACATGATAAGGGGGACTATTAAAGGGGAAAACAATGAGAGAAATGAAAGTAAGAGGCTATTCTTTAGATGAAGGCCAATGGATAAAAGGTTTCGGAGCAGAATACAATGATGATCTAGAAACATATTTAGTACATAATTACCGAGGATTCTTTGAAGTAGACGGAGAAAGCATCGGAGAATATACAGGATACAAAGATATTAATGATATAGAAATATATGAAGGAGATATAGTAGAAACAACTAGAGCTTTAAATCATATCGTAGGAGTAGTAACCATGATTAAAGGTTGTTGGTATATACAAGATGGAAAAGATAGTTATTACAGACTTATACCTAGATTTGGGACTGCTGAGAATAAAGTGATAGGAAATATATACGAGAATAAAAACTTATTGGAGGAAGAATAATGGAAGAAGTAAAACAAGCATTAGAAGTATTAAAAAAAGAATGTACTAAACAAGATGACTGCGAAGGTTGCTCAATATCTAAGGTATTAGGATATAGTTGCCAAGAGGTAGCTATTCCAGAAGAATGGGAAATAAAAGGGGAAGAACATGAATAGAGCAATAGCAGACGCAATAATCATAGTGGTTATTGGTGCATGGATAATAAGTAAATTGTATATGTAAGGGGGATAAATGAAACCAGGATTTGAAAAACGTTTTAATAAAGAAGATCTAGTTTACTGGTGCCATAAAAAAGCACATGAATATTCTGTTCAATATGGCTTAGTAGATGAACAATTTTCTGATGCAGTTATAATTGATTATATTGTGCCAAGAGAACGTAGAATTATAGACGGAATACCACTTGATGAATTTAAGAGCGAGGAAAGATATAGAAAACTACCTAAAGGTTGGTCTTATGATACAAAATTATTTGAAGTAACACATGAAGTTTTAGATGAAGAAGAAAATGAGTTCTTAAAAAACTGTAAAATTAACGATTCTAAAGGTATAAAAGAGGCATATAATAAAGGTTATTTAGTTAAAAAGAGTAAAATCTTTGGAGGAAATATAGAAACAGAAATTACAAATCAAGGTTTTAGAGTTGTAAAAAAATGGCCGATGTTTGTTCCGTATATAACACATGTATCTATAAGACCTGATAAAGTATATTTTACTTATGAAGAAGCAAAAAAAGAAGTTGATGATAATATTGCAGAATTTAATAGACAAGCAGAATTGTCTGAGTATGATTGGTGTGTTGAACAGATAGATAAAACTCTTAGTAGATTTAAATTTTACAAAGGTTTATCTGATGAAGAAATAAATCAATATAGGGAATGGATACTTGGATTAGACAATATAGAAAATATAGAAACTAGAATATCCGGTGGAGAAATTCAATGGAGATATCTAAATAAGAAAAGATGGTGTAATATTGAACTTTAAAACAGGAAAATGTAAATTGAAAAAGAATGTATCTAAAAAATAAATCAGCTTAATTTTGGACGAGGTAAAAAGTTTGAATATCAATATATAACTGGAAATAGAGTCAGAATATTCAAGAAAGGTATACAACTAATTATGAGCAAAGAAGAGTTTAATAACAATTTTGAGATAATAGAATCTATAAAGTGGTGAAAACATGAGAAAAATCTTAGGAGGAAAAGAGAATGCCTGCCCTCTTTGTGGGGGTATGGTGTTCTTCTTGGAAATAGATTATGGAGTAGTCAGTCAATGCAAAGATTGTGGCTGTCTAACTAAAGGTAAAATGAGGGAGGAAGTTAAAATTTATGAAATGCAAACATGCAACAAAAGTGGGGAAACAAATAAAATGTTCTAAAATTAATGACTTATGTATGTTTTTAGATCCTGATGAAAAGAAATGTAGACAACTTAATGGCCAAGGACCTATAAAACAAACTAAACCTGTAGATACAAAGGAAAAGAAAATTGTAAAAAGTACATATTTAGCATTAGCTTTATCATGGTTAAAAATTAAATTCACAAGAGATTATCAAGGAAATTATGTATTTGAAAGAACAGAAAAATTTAACTATGCATGGGCAAAATTAAATCATTTGAGAAAAGAATTAGAAGAATGGGAGGAAAAATAATATGTTTACACTAAAAGATTTTGATATAAAATTAATAAATAAAGATGAAGTTTCAAACTTTATAGAAAGACAGGGGCGCTTTAGTGCAGTTTGTTATAACACAAATACTAAATATGCAGAAAAAGTTGGAGAAAGTTGTTTACAAAGTGGACATCTAAGTGGAAGTAGACATCTATACATGGTATTTGAATTAAAAAATATACCACGTTCAGCAGTAGATCAGATAGTAAGACATACACAAGGATTTGTAACTAATGTACAAAGCTTAAGATATTGTAATAAAGATGGAAAGGTAAGTATATATATAGCTCCAGAGTTACTAGATAGTCCATATATGGTTAAGACAATAAAAGACCAAGAAGATATAGTTAATGCCCAATATAACTATATACAAACTTTCTTAGAAGATGGTGGTATAACAGGAGAAAAAGCTAATGAGATAGCTAGAACAATATTACCTATTGGAGTAGCAACAGAATGTAATATAGCAGTTAACCTAGAATGTTTAATGCATCTAGCAAATATACGACTTTGCACACGAGCAGAGTTGCCAATTAGAACAATAGTAAAAGAAATGGTCAAACAAGTAGTAGAAATAGAGCCGAGATACAAAACATATTTAGTTCCTAACTGTGAAAAATTAGGATATTGTCCCGAAGGTAATAAGCATAGTTGTGGTAGAAAACCTACAAAAGAAGAAGTGGATACTAGAGAAGAAAAATACTTAGCTTTAAGAAAATGGTTTATTGAATTTAAAAAAGAACATGGATATGATTAGGAGAAATAATTATGAGACCAACATGGGATGAGTATTTTATGGAAATTGCTGAAATAGTAAAGAAACGTTCAACTTGTATTAGAAGACAAGTAGGAGCAGTTATTGTAAAAGATAAACAAATTCTAGCGACTGGTTATAATGGAGCACCTAAAAAATTAAAACATTGTGAAGAAATCGGATGCAAAAGAAAACAACTAAAAATACCATCAGGACAAAGACATGAACTTTGTAGAGCTTTACATGCTGAACAAAATGCTATAATTCAAGCAGCTTACAATGGAGTTAATATAAATCATTCTACGTTATATGTAACTACAAAACCGTGTGTATTATGTGCAAAGATGTGTATAAATGCAGGAATAGAAAAAATAGTTTATTTAGGAGATTATCCTGATGAATTATCAAGTGAAATATTAGAAGAAGCAGAAATTGAATTAGTTAATTTTGATAAAAAATAAAATTAAATAGACTTATAGAAATGGGCTAGCTACTTAATTCTAGCCTGTTTTTTATTGTCGAAAAATAAATTTAAAAAAGTTTCAAATTCGCTTGACTATTGGTAACCAATAGTATATTATATAAGTATAATAAATAATAAGAAAGGGGTTAAGAAAGATGAAAAAGAATTTAATGAAAGAAGCTCATAAAATGACAAAAGAAATAAAAGAACAATATCCAGAAGTAGATTATCAAGCTCAATTAGGTTTATGCTTATCTTTCTTAGCTCAAGAGAGTAAAAAGGAAGGGGAAAAGAAAATGACAATAATAAATAGAAAAAAATTCTTTAATGAGGTTAATAAATGGGATATATATAAATATCTAGAAAATAACTTTACAAAAGAAATTACACATCATTCAGCAGACGTAGGAAAAAATATATATGAAGTAAGATTTTATTTAGACGAAACTAAAAAACATATATTTTTACATTGTTACCATGATGAAGACGGTTGGAGAGATTTCGATTATTTTGTAGGGGGTTTATTAAGATTTGTAAAAGAAAGTGAAGAAAATAAAGAAAAAGCAACTGAAATGTTTAGATATTTTGGTTGTGTTGAATCAGAGTAAAGGAGAAATAACATGGAACAAAGACAATTAAAAGTGAGTTGTTGTAAAGCTGGAGGCAATGCAAGTAAAAATGCATTGTCTTACAAGTTAACTCTTCCAGTAGCATGGATTAAAGAAATGGGTATTGATTCAGAAAATAGAGAAATAACAGCTACTTTTGAAAATAATAAAATAATAATAGAGAAGGGGAAAAGAAATGAATAAATGGTACAGATTAGGTCAAGAGTTTAACAAAAAATTCACTAAGGAACAATTTTTCGAAATTCTAAGAAATAATAATTATACTAATGCACTTGGTTGTATAGGAAAGGACTTCAAAGAAAAAGATTATAAAAAACTTTGCAAGATTGTAGATCTTCCAGAAGAAACAGAAGAGATACATTATAGTTATGGAGAAAGAAAATATTATTTCTACCAAGGATATGACAAAAGAAGCGTAGAAAAATAATAATAGAAAAGAAATAATGATTATAAATACTTAATGTATTTAAAATTCATTTAAAACTTAAAAAAAATATGCTATAATTATATTAAGATGCATTAATTGTATCAAAGTAAAGGCAGTCTTTTCAGGACTGTCTTTTTTATTTTGAAAAAGGAGATATGTGAAATGAAAGATGTTTTAATAGTAAACTCAGAAACAGAAGATCTCCTAGATAATTTTAAAATAGAAAATGATGAAGAGTTAGTTATTCAGAAACAATCTAAAAAATTAACTCCGAAACAGAAAAGATTAATTAATAGAAAAAATGATTTAAAGAAGTATTGCAACAAGCAAGGAGGCTTTGTTCATATGTTTTATGTAAATAGTAAACTGTTATTTTATAATTTAAATATAGATAGACCTAATATAGCCAGATTGATTTATTTAGCTACTTATTTAGACTATAATGACAGACAAGCAAATTTACTTATAAAATATGGAAAAAGCAAAGTTATTCATGCTATGACTAGAGAAGAAATGAGAAAACTACTAAAACTAAGTGTAACGGTATTTGATTTATTCTTGGCCCAAATGAAAGAAAATAATATTATTTATGAGGTTAATAATAAATTTTATATAGATCCGAAATATTTTAGTAAAGGTAAACGTGATAATGACAAATCTTTTACAAGAGTTTTTATTTCAACAACTAGACACATTTATGAGAATTGCACACCTAGACAACATAAAACACTTAGTTATATATATCAACTTATTCCGTTTATGAATTTTGAACTTAATATATTATGTAGAAATCCATTAGAAAGTGATTTTACAAGGCTTAAAAAACTAAATTCAGAAGAAATTTGCAAATTATTAGGAATTTCAACTAGTAAGCAAAGTGTTTATAAATTTAGAGAAAGTTTAAAAAAATTCTATATAAAAATAGATGGGCGAAAATACTATCTTATTTCTTATGTGAAGGTTGCTAATGGATACGGAATAAAAGACTATTATGTAATTAACCCAGCTGTAATATGGGGAGGGAATAGCCTAGAAGAGAATAGAAAAACTCTTTCATGGCTTTTTTTTAATGCTTAAAATTAGGCCTTTAAAATAAAAAAGTAAACTTTTTACGTGGAAAAAACGGCAAAAAGTAAACTTTTTACGAGAAGGGCAAATTAAGTAATATCAACATTTAGAATCTATTTTTAGAGTTTGTTAGTTATATATTATATACAGAACAGAATTTCTCTTAATTGCCTACGGCATAAACCTCTATAAATGTTGCAAATTCAATATGTTTAGCTTATAGAAGGGGATAATATGAAAATAAAAAATGAAGATTACGAAATTATATGCGATACAAGGGAACAAGATACATTAATCCAAGATACTCTTATAAAAAATGGAATACAGGCCACTAGAGAAAAATTAAATACTGGAGATTATGCTATTAGATATCAAGGAGAATATATACCTAATATTTTAATAGAAAGAAAAGCAGGATTAGATGAATTGCTAGGAAACTTAATGGATCCAGTAAAAGACGAAAATAAAGATAACCGTTTTATAAGGGAACTAAAAAGAGCAAAAGAAGCAGGAGTTAAATTATTCTTGCTTATACAAGACAAGGATTATTATATCAAACTTTTAAAAGGTGAATATATAAGCCATGTTCATCCTAACGCTAGCGCGGCTATGGTAATTTCATTAATGGCCAAATTCGATAATCTTCATATTATTGCATGTGATAGAAAAGAATCACCTTCAATGGTCCATAAAATTTTATATTATCACTTAAGAGAAGAAATAAAAAGGAAGGAGGGTAATTGATTATGCCACGAGAAAAAGATTCTAGGTTAACAGAAGACCAATTAATTGCAGCAGAATTATTAGTGTATGGTGCAACTAATAAAGAAGTAGCAGACCAATTAGATGTTTGTGAAAAAACTATAATGCGCTGGAAGAAAAGACCAGAATTCATGGAAGAACTTGATAGACAATATGAAGTTGCTAAAAATAAAGTTGACAATCGTATAATGAAATTCTCTAATCAACTTTTACAAAATATTCTTGATTTATCTAAGTCAGCTAAGAGTGAGAAGGTTAGACTAGATGCAAGCATATACTTACTTAATAGATTAGCTGGAGCTCCAATTTCTAAAGTGGAAACTAAAACAGTTATTACTCCTGAAACTGAAAAAGAAAATAATAATGAACCTTCTTGGGATGATTTTAATGATTCAGATGTTATAGAAGGAAATGTAATAGATATAACAGATAGTGAAATATCATAAGAGGGAATGTAGGGGGGCGCTTATTGCGGTCCATATTTACGAGGTGTTGCCCTTAAAAAACTATTTAAATAGTTGATTTAATAATATTAAGCTATAAGAACTATTAAGAGAAGGAATATATTACCAATAGAATAAGGACAAACAAGACAAAGCGCAACGTCTTAGAGGGGCGCACAGGAGGTGTAAGGCAATAGAGTGAACATTAAGACTAGTATAGTAAAAGACAACAGTATTAATAGTACTCTATAAGGTATCAATACTTATAAGTTATGATACACTTTGACATAGTAAGTGATATCAATATGTTTACTTGTCTTATAACTTAGTGTCATAAGTAACCAGGTAAAACAGTGGCCTTTCGGTGGGGTAAAGTGCTCCAGGTAGGGGGGCGGTGCATTCTATACCCCAGTATTTTTAACGCGTGCGCCAAGGGCTATAGTGTTGCAATATATTTTTTGAAACCTGAGGGATAACAAGTAAAACAAAATCTCAAAAAATTCCACAAAAATTTTTTTAAAACTTTCGATAAGGGGGTAAGAGAATGCCTTTTGGAATTTACTCAATAACAAATGTAGTAACAGGCGATATATATATAGGACAAACAATTCAAGATTTTGAAAAAAGATGGAAAAGTCATATAAGAGCTTTGAATAGAGGTGACCATGATAATGACTATCTTCAAAGAAGTTGGAATAAATATGGCGAAGATGCTTTTAAGTTTAAAGCTATACATTATTGTGACGAACTTGACATTTTAAATGATTTAGAAAAGTATTATATAAAAAAATATGATACTTATAATAATGGATTTAATATGACAGAAGGTGGAGATTATTTTTTAAATGAGATTCCAGAGGAAATACGAAAGAAAAGATTAGAAAATTTAAAGAAGGTAACTAGAGAAAGAAGTGATTATACAGAACATCAAATTGCTAAAGTTAAAGAAATGTTATCGGAATTAGAAAATAATCCAATCTCTATAAAGAAAATAGCTAGATTAACTGGAGTAAGAGAAAAAGTTATTTATAATGTTAAATATCTTAATTCATGGGTAGATGTTAGATCTGATTTAAATGAAAAACTTAAAATTATAAATAATAAAGAAACTAGAAATGAAAATATAGTTAAAGATTTATATTCTAAAAAATACTTACTTAATGAAATTAGTGAAAAATATAAACTTTCTCAAGATACAATTAAAAGAATTTTTAAAAAAAACAATGTTAAAGATTTTTCTTTGATTTTTAAAGAAGTTAATGATTTGCGAAATAAAGAAAAGTTTTTAAAAGGTAAACAAATAGGAATAACAACACATATTGAAATGGAAAAATATATGGATTGTTGCAGAAAAACATATGAAAAAATGTGTGAAAGACAGAAAATAGATTATTCTTTTTTACATAATATGCGAAACAAGAAAAATACTACTATGTATAAATCTGATGTAAAAGGCATTAATTATGATGTTAAAGCTAAAAGCTGGTTTTTAAGAATAACCTTTAATGGAAATCAGATACCAATAGGCCATTTTAAAACAGAAAAAGATGCTATAGATGCAAAACAACAGTTAATTCCACATATAAAAACTAATGATTATACTTCTATATTAGCAATAAAAGCTAAATATAGTAAAAAAGTTACTCCTAAGAAAACTATTAAAGCAACAAATTTAAAAGATAATTCAGAAGAAATTATTGAGGGAATAGGGATTTGTGCAAGAAAACTAAATATCCCAAGAAAAAATATAGAAAGGGTATTACAAGGAAAAGGAAAAACAACGCATGGATATACATTTGCATATGTTTAAATGTTAAAAACAAATATTTAAAGTCCATAAATAGGTTTACAACTTTTAAGACTTATGATACAATATAAGTATAAAAGATAATCATAGGGGGTTGTAAATATGAAATATGGATATGCAAGAGTTAGTACTTACTCACAAAAGAAAGATGGAAACTCATTAGAAGGTCAAACAGAAATATTATTAGCAAATGGGTGTTTAGAAGAAAACATAGTAGTTGATTCTTATACTGGAACAAAGAAACAAGAAGATCGCAAAAATTTTGATAAACTTCTTAAACAATTAAAACCAGGAGATACATTAGTAGTAACTAAGTTAGACAGATTTGCTAGAAGTACAATACATGGATTAAGCATAATAGACAAATTACTAGAACAAGATATAAAGGTTCATATAGTAAACTTAGGTTTAATGGATAATACACCTAACGGAAAGCTAATAAGAACTATCTTCCTTGGATTTGCCGAATTTGAAAGAGACATGATAGTTGAAAGAACAAAAGAAGGCAAGGCAATAGCTAGACAAAGAGAAGATTTTACGGAAGGTAGACCGCAAAAGTATTCAAATAAACAAATTAAGCATGCCATTGATCTAAAGCAAAGTGGCATGAGTTATAAGCAAGTTACAGAAGTAACAGGAATAAGCAAAGCTACACTAATTAGAAGAATGAAAGAATATCAATAAGAAAATAAATAATAATACATTTTAAAAGTCAGAGAAATCTGGCTTTTTTTATTAGGAATATGTTCCGATTGAAAAAATATTGTTGGGAGATTAGAATATAATTATCAGTTAAATATTGGGTGTTCGTTCAAAGGTAGGACACAGGATTTTGATTCCTGGAATAATAGTTCGAATCTATTACGCCCAGCCATGTATGTGTTTTAAAAAATAAATCTAAATCTATTTTAGGTAGCTTAGTATCTTTAGGATAGCATTGTGTGAGCAGTGTAAAGGCATGCTGACTACATGTCGCTAGTTAACTAGTCCATCTAAGCAGAACTGAATGTCCAACGTCTTCATGAATTGATAGTAGTGGAGATAACTATGTAACCCAAGAGGGACAGTCTTCGAAAAGGCGAACCGTATATCGAAGATTTTCAGGTGGCACTGAATAATTTACCTCACGCCAAATTGGTCATGTAGCGAGACATAATCAGAAGGTTATATAGTCCGATGCTGATAACAAAGGGCACTAACCATTGTTAATAGTGAAACAGTGAAAGGGCTGGAGTATGTATTAACAACGTGGAGTAAGAATTCAATGAAACACACTGATGTTGTGAAGTATTTCGTGTCTCAAAAGGAAACGAATCTTCAGGAACAGCACAACGTCTGTCAAATTTAATTCAGATTTATACAGGCATAGAGAATATTAATTTTGGATGATAAATTGTCTATGATAACAAAACAATAAAAGGAAAAGTCTGTTCCCTTATAGTATGAAAGTGGCTTAATACTAGAATATCCTTGCATGATATAATCTAGTGCGTAACACCTCCCAAGGGTGAATCGTTTAACATGAAGTTGCATGGTGGTTTTGCAAACCTTTGTTGCTCGCAAGGCAGACAGAATACGAAGTGTTGAGTAGTACTATAGTAGAGTGCCTCGTGTTAGGGTTTTGTGGCACTATAAAAATACAACCAGTCATGGACAATACGTATTAGGTGCGTGGATAAGCAGAGAATAAATAATGCTGCGAAAGGTGTCTACAGAAGGCTCTAATCTCAAGCCTTCTAATAGATATTGGCTTATAGCTCAACGGATAGAGCACATGGCTACGGACCATGGTTTGTTGTGAGTTCGAATCTCACTAAGCCAGCCATTAAATTTAAAGGGAGAATGTCTATGAAATTATATGAATTAGCTTATTTAAATGTTGAAAAAGATAAAAACTCTAGAAATTTTGGGGTTATGAATAAATTTATCAATGGAAAAACGTCTCACAATATCGTTAAAAAGAGTAAACAAGAAAAAGAAGAAGTTATTTGTTACCTAAATGGTAGAGCAATGACTAAAAGCAAACTAGAAAAGACTTTTCCTAAGAAGAAAAATAAATCAAAGAAGAAAAAATATGTTAAAAAGAAAAATACAAAAGAGTAGTTATTAATTAGCTGCTCTTTTTTTATGTAAATAAATTCAGAAGGGAGTGATTAGATGATTTATTTTGATGATATAGAGTTTGCTGATGATAATAAATACTCTATATACTTGATTGATAAGTATTTAAAGAAATATTTTCCTAAAAATCAAAATAATATCAGAAAAAAATATCTTCCTAATGAAGTTGCAAAGGTGATTGGAGAAAAGGATATAACTTTTTTTAGTTTATATTTTCTTAGAACAACTTTCGTACCAAGTGATGACAACAGTGCAAGGGAATTATGCGAAGAACATTATAAAATATGGAGAGTTCTTTCAGAGGCCTTTGTACAGGATTTATACGATAAACTTAATATAGTAGAGCCTAGGGGACTTGCTAAGTCAACCATATGCGATAAAACACTTGCAATATGGTTACATTGCTATAAAAAATCAAAGTTTACTCTATTAGGAGCCAAAACTGCAGATGATGCCGAGCAATTCTTAAATTCTATAAAGAAAGAGTTTCTAGAAAATGAGCTTATAAAAGATGTATTTGGAAACTTAATAGATTTAAAAGGTAAAAAGCCTAATTCGAAAGATTATTACAAGGTTAATTCAGGCGAAATTGAGTTTACCAATGATACATATATAAGAGCAGTAGGTTCAACTACTTCTGTCCGTGGTGCTAACTGGGGAGGTGTAAGACCCACGGTAGTTATTGCCGATGACTATCAATCCGAAGTTGATGTTATAACTGAAGATGCTAGAGAAAAGAAATGGAATAGATGGTGTAAAGAAGTAGAGGAAGTTGGAGATACTGCAGTATTTAGAAAAGGTAAAAAAGTTAAAGCAGCAACTAAGTTTGTAAGTATAGGAACAGTTTTACACATTGATTGCTTAATAAGTAAACTTAGCAGAAATAGAGATTATCATACTATTATTAATAGGGCTGTTTTATTAGAAGATGGCCAAACAATAGATGATATATTTGAAAGTGATTTATGGCTTGAATGTAAGAAAATTTATTTTGATGATAAAATAGAAGATCCTCAAATACAGGCTAGAAAATTTTATGAAAAACATATAGATGAAATGAAATATCCATTACTATGGGAAGAAAAATGGGATTTCTTTAGTGATATAGCAGTTAAATATTGGACTAATAGAAAATCATTTATGTCAGAAAAAATGAATGATGCTAGCACGCTAGGAGTTAGATGGTTCAAAGCTATAAGAACTCAAGCAGAAGAAGAAATTGAGGACCATACATTCTTAAAAACTATGTTATGTGTGGACCCTGCTGGTGAACAATCAAGAAGATCTGACTTCTTTGCAATGGCTGTAGGTTCATTAGGAGAAAATGATTTTAAATATATAAGAAAAATGATATTAGCTAAAATGAGTTATAAACAGTATTGTCAAACAGTCATAGACCTTTTAAAAGAATATACAGATATAACTCATCTATATATAGAAAAAAATACATATTTAGGGGCCGATGTTACCACTATTACAGAAATGATTGACAAAGATTATGAATTAAAACGTAGAAATATTATTATTCTTAATGAAATGTCTAGAAAAAATAAAGATGAACGTATTTCAACAATAATAGAAGAGGTAAACAATGGCCAATTAGTTTTTAATAACAATAATAAAGATTTTACACAACAAATATTAGACTTTCAAGGTACAGCTTATAGCCCTCATGATGATGCTCCAGATATAATAGCTGAGTTATCTAGAAGGTTAATTGAAATAGAAGTAAAAAATATAATAAGAATTATGGATAGGCGAAAACTAGGTGTTTAATATGAAAAAATATAAACCTATTGATGAGGTTTTAAAAGTTTATGATGTTCCTAAAGAGTTATGGGAATCTGAAAGTTTAATGAAAGAAAAACCGAACTGGAATAAGACAAATTATACCGAGTCGGAAAAAATATACCAAAATAAAGAATTTATTATATTGAAAGTTAAAAGCAATAAAAAGATTGGATTTATTGTATATAATACGAAAAAAGAGTGGGAAAATGGACACTCTCATTTAAATTCTAGAACTATTGCAGAAATAGTAATAAAAAATGTAATTTACAAAAGAAAACCTAAAACAAATAACTTGTATGTGCTTAAAAGTCATGCAAGAGTTTCAAATGATGAAAAATATATCAAATTTATTGAAGAATTAATAGAAGTTAAAAAAAGTAAGAGTAAAAATAAATATGTAAATAGGAAAGGAGGGAGGAAATGAGTAGTCTTAATAGTTTAGTCTTTAATCTAGCCAAGATAGGTAATGTGTTTAATAATTTAGACATACCTGAAAATTTAGATCTTGTAAGGTATTCATACATGGATTATATTTCGAAAGTAATGGAATATGACCGAATATATGAATATTATTGTGGTGAAAGTAAAGCTTTAAGAGAATATAAAATGATAACCTCCAGATCTAACTTAAAAATTAATACTAATTTCATAAAGAAATTCGTTAAAGAAGAAACTAGCTATACCGTAGGAAATCCCGTAACTTATGAAAGTACTTCTGATGAAGAAATGCAACTTATTGAAAAAATGAAAGACATTTTTTATGATTGGGATGAAAACCACGATGCACATTTAATGAATTATTTAAATTTATTTACAAGAATATATGAATTATATTACATAGATGCAGACGGTAATTTCTCAGCTAAAATTATAAAACCAACTGAAGGGTATGCTTATAGAGATTATAATGGAGAAACTTTATTCTTTGTTCATTTCTTTGATGCTGAATTTGAAGAAGATGTAGAAGTAAATGGCAAAATAATATCTGCAAGGCCTAAATATATTGATGTATATACAAAAGATTTTATATATCATTTTAATGACAATTTCGAAGAAATAAGAAGTAAAGACAATAACAAATTTAAACGAGTACCTGTTTCTGTAGGTGTTATAAGTACAGAAGATTATAAAGATAGCTTAGCAAGAGATATTGCTGGATTACAAGATGCATTAGAAACAAATCTCTCAGATATGGGTAATGAAATTTCTGATTTTAGAAATGCTTATATGGTTCTAGAAAATTGTCAATTTGAAAAGGATGAAGATTTAGAAGAAATGAAAGCAAAAGGGATTTTAGAAGTTGGAAAAGATGGTAAAGTTACATGGTTAATTAAAGATATAAATGATACTTTTGTACAAAATACAATTGATAGATACATAGATTTAATTTATCAAATTGGCTGTCACATAAATCACAATGAAAAACTACAATCTAATCTAAGTGGTATAACTCTTAGAAGTAGATTGATCTCTCTTGAAAATAAATGTACAACATTGATAAAATCTCATAAAAATATACTTAAAAATAGAATTAGATTTATATGTGAGTATTTAAGCATGAAGAAAGAAGGAGATTTTAATTATAAAAGAATTAAGATTATTTACACTCCAAATATACCACAAGATAATCTTTCTACTGCTCAAATGCTTAGTCAAGTTCCAGATGGAGTAATCTCTAATCAAACAGCAAGAACTTTATTTGGATTTATAACCAATCCACATCAAGAAGGGGAACAAGTCAAAAAAGAAATGGAAGAAAATCAGCAATTTGAAGATGAAAGTTTAGGTGAATTGTATGGCGATAAACACCAACACACAGAAGCAAACATCGAAGAATAGAAGTGCTGAAGAAACTAAAAGTTTCATGGAAAAAGCATATAATCAGGCCGAACAGGAACTTGAAAAATATCTTAAAAAGATGAATAAAACAGATAAGCAGATTAGAGAGTTGATGGAAACTGCTAATTTTGCTTACCAAATAGAAAAGACATCAAAAGATTACAAAAGCGCTGAAAGATTTCTTGTTATAGCAGTTCTATCAATGCTTAATAACGAAGATGAATGGCTTGAAGATTTAATAGATAACTTCTTTGATGAAATGTTTGAAGAAATTGTAGAGTATTTTGGATATTTTGTAGACAATGAAGAAAAACAGAAAATATTAAATAGAAAATACAAAAGTAAAACGTATAAGCAAAGAATACAAAGCAATATGGCTAAAATAAACAATCGAACTAAAAAAAGATTGAAAATAGCTTATAATAAGAAGAATTTATATAATATTGCATCATGGCTAACACAAAGACAAAAGATGAGTAGAAAAAGAGCAAGAGGAATATTGATATCTGAGCTTAGTAGAATAGCAAATGATATCTTTATTTATTGTAATAGAGATAAAAAATTTATGTATTGTTCAGTTTTAGAAGAAAGAACATGCAGTGATTGTGAAAGTATGCATGGTACTATTTTAACCGCTGAAGAAGCTTATGATTTAATACCACAGCATAACTTCTGTAAATGTTATTTTATAGTTATAAGATGATAGGAGAGAAATAAATGAAATTACAAGATACAGTAGATTTAATGTTAGGAACAGATTTTAAAGATAGATTTAAAGCTGAATATTATCAACTGGATAATAGAATAGCTGGACTACAAAGAATGTTAGAAGGATATAAAAATGGAACACTTAATTTTACTCCTAACTGCTCATACGAAATACTACATACTCAATTAGTATATATGGAAGCTTACAGAAATGTATTAGAAGAAAGAGCAGAAATAGAAAATATAGAATTGTAGGTGTATTATGAGAAATTTATTACTTAAAATAGGAGTAAGAATGGGCTGGGTTATAAGTCCAAACATCTTATTTAATTTAGCAACATATGGTGAAAACTCACCTTATTACAAAAGATATTATAAGAAATACCTAAAAAGAGATAAAAGGAGAAATTTATGAACGAACAACAATTTTTAGATTGGTGTAAAGATGAAATTGCAAGTTATGTAAATCTAATGATAGATAAAACAGATAAAAATTACATAACAAAAGATGATGTATTTATGGTTTGGTGTTGCAAAACACTCCAAAATAATAAAGCATTATTAAGTACAACTTTACCTGATGGAATGTACTACGAATGTACATATAATGGAGATAAAAAAGAAATGTACATAGATGCTTATAAGAAATGGGAGAATTACAAAGTTGTTAAGGAGGAAAAATAAATAATGAGAAAATTAAGTACTATTCAAAAAAGAGAAAAATTAAACGATGTTTACGCAGCAGATGAAATAGGTCCAGGAGGGGCAAATCATAGATATATAATTTGCAAAGAAGGTGAAACTTGTTGGTGTGATGGAAGTAATTTTATAGGTGTTGTAGCTGAGATACTTTTACAACGTGGACCAAGAAAAGATAAGAACTCACAACATGGAGTAATAGATACAGATTTACTAGAAATAGTGAGAGATAGAATGAAAGCTTTTCAAGCTGGACCATTCGCCAGTGAATACAATGAAAAAGCATTAGAACATATAGAATGGGCTTTAATGTATCTTAATCGTAGAGTTGAAGATAGAATAGAAAGAAATGTTTTAGGAAAAAACGAGAAATAGGGATTAAAAAATGGATACTAGAATACCATACAGAGAAAGATATATCAGAAAAGTGGAAAGCTTATTTGGCAAATCAAGAGAATATATTTGTTTTTCAGATGATACTTATAAAGAATTTGTAGAATTTATTAATAATTTAAAAGGAATACCGAAGAAAAATAGATTAATAAATAAAATGAGAGATTATAGAAAAGGTTTAAGATAGGTTTACATAATTCAACCTTCTAAAATCAATTCTAAGGTACTTGTAAAAAGTCCCTTGATAGTTTATACATTTGGAAATAAATAGAAATTACATAAAGGATGATTAAATGGAAAAATTATTTAATTTTGTATCATTACCTTGTGATGCTATAGAAGTTAAAGTAATAAAAAGACCAAAACAGAAACCTTTAAAGAAACTAAAATTAAATGGTGCTACTTATTATTTATCTGAAGATGATGAAAATTATTATACTTTCGAATATAAAAGTTTCCCTAAGGATAAAGTAAAAAGCCAAGTAGTAGCAAGTATATTCAACAAAGCAAAGTGTAAAAATGTAGATTGGTTTGAGTTAGCTCAATTATACAACGATAAGATAAATGAGTATAATCAAAAATCTTATGTACATGACCAATATATCACAGATACAATATTGACCGAAATATATAAATTAACAAGATAATAAAGTCCGAAAGGGCTTATTTTTATGCTCCGAAACGAGGGTAAACTAAAAAATGTCACTGGTTCATTTATGAGTTAGTGGGATAAGGAGATTTAATATGAAAAAAAGTGAATTATTAAAACTTGTAGAAAAGTTTGACGATGAAGATAACATAAACGAAGTATTGTTAGGAACTGATGTTGAAAAGCAAATTAAAGCGAGTGCACTAACTTTAGAAAACTTTAAAACATTAGCAGATAGTAATGCTGATTTTATAGCTTATCTTGATAGTTTAAAAGATACACATGTAAATACCGTTATAAAAACAATGAAAGAAAAAGGGACTTGGGAAAAACAATTCAGAGATGTAATTGAAGAAAAATATCCTGATTTGTATAAAATTGAAGATCCTGTTATTGCTGCTTTACAAGAAAAAGTTGCTCAAATGGAAAGAGAAAAACAAGAAGCAGATAAAAAAGTTGCTCGTCAAGAAAAAATTAATGAAACTGCTAAAAGGAGAAAAGAAAATCAAAAGAATACAGATATCCTTGAATTATTAACTGCAGATTCATTAGAAGATAGATTATCTGATGATAATTTATCTAAATTCGATACTTTAATAGAAAACATAATTAAAAAAGACAGAGAAACTTATATAAAACAAGGTAATTATCCTCCTGGTGCTGGAAAAGGTGAAGGTACTGGAGGAAGTGGAGAAAAACCACTTACCTTGCAAGAGGCTATGAAAATAGCAAATGAAAATCCTGATGTAAATATAGATAGTTTAATGTCTAGAGTTCAAACATCAGCTAATAAAGAATAAGAAGGGAGGGCAATTATATGCCTGGTATATTTGATAAAAAAATATTTAATACAGAAGTATTTAATAAATACACTGAAAGAGTGCCTAACTTAAGAAAAAATGAATTATTAAAATCAAGAGCTTTAGTAGCTAGAAATGATTTAAAAGCTGCAATGACAGACCAAGTAGGTGGAAACTATGTTGTAACTCCACTTAAAGGTTTAATAAGTGGTTCTACTCCTTTAAATTATGATGGTAAAACTGATATAACATCCCAAAACACAGAAACTTATATGCACTCAAGAGTTGTTGTAGGTAGATCTCAAGCATGGACAGAAAGAGATTTCTCTTATGATATAACTGGCGGTGAAGATTTTATGGAAAATATAGCCGCACAAGTTGTTGATTACTGGGATGAAGTAGACCAAGATACAATTTTATCAATATTAAAAGGTATCTTCTCTATGACTGGTACTGGAAATAAACCTTTTGTTGATAATCATACTGCCGATATAACTAAAGAGTTAGAAGCAAATACAATGGGCGTAACTACTTTAAATACTGCTATGCAAAGAGCATTAGGAGATAATAAATCTAAATTTTCTTTAGCTATAATGCATTCAGCTGTAGCAACTAATTTAGAAAACTTAAACTTACTAAATTATTTAAAATACACTGATAAAAACGGTGTTCAAAGAGATTTAGGATTAGCAACATTAAATGGTAGATTAGTGGTGATTGACGACTCAATGCCTACTGAAGAAGTAGCAGAACAATATATGAAAGTTGATTCAACTGTTGAAGGTGCATTAAAAGTAGTTGCAAGTAGTGCTACTGGAGCCCAAATAAATAAAGCTGAAGTAACTCCAACTGTTGCTGGATATACTCCTGCTAATGATGATTATGTAGTAAAATTACCTGCATATACTTCTTATACTACATATGTTTTAGGTGAAGGTGCTATAGAATACACAGATGCAGGTGTAAGAGTTCCAAGTGAAACTGATAGAAATCCATCTAAAAATGGTGGACAAGATACCTTATATAGTAGACAAAGAAAATGTTTTGCACCATATGGTATAAGCTTTACAAAATCATCTATGGCATCTGAATCACCAACTACTGCCGAGTTAGAAAAAGGAGTTAACTGGGAATTAGTAAGTAATATGGATGGTTCAAGCAAAAAATATATCAACCATAAAGCAATTCCTATAGCTAGGATAATTTCTAGAGGGTAATTTTTTAATTGTAATTTCTAGAGAATAATTTCTAAAGGATAGGAGTTGTTTTAAATGGCTAACTTGGATTTAATATTACAAGAAAAGTTTCCTAACGAAAGCGAATCAAGTTTAGTCATTCATAAACAACTTGCTACTCAAAAGCTATTACTTTATTTTAAGAATAGACTTAATAGAACTATAACAGCTGAACAATTAGAAACAGAGTATCAACCTGCTCTGTTTCTTTTAATTTCTAATGCAGTTAATTATTCAAGTGTGAGAGGTGTCAAATCAATTTCTCAAGGAAATAAGAAAACTACATTTGATGAAAGTGTTAGTTCTAGCGGTGCTTATGATATAACTAACGAGATCAAGGAACTTTTACCTGTAGCAGTAGTTAAATTGAGAGGTTAGGTGGTAAATGTGTTCGGATATAACGAAGACAGTGCAACTTTATTCAATATATCTTTAGATGAAAATCGAAAACCCATTTATCACCGAACTTATTTAACGGGTATCGATTGGCAACAAGCTACAGGAGTTAAATTTTTAAAGACAACCGGTTCATCTGCGGATATAGATAATAAAATATTAGTTTTTGTAAATTATGGGACTTATGAGGGTAAAACTTACATAGGTCCTAAAGAATTTAGTAAACTTGAAGATAAAAGTAATTATTATACATTCAACGAAGGAGAAGATATTCTCTTAAAAGGAATACATGACATTGAAATTACAAATTCTCAAGAGTTTAATGATATTCAAAAAAACTATGATGATGTAGTTAAAATCATCAATGTTACTAAGTGTGAATTAACAAAACACTTTGAACTAGGATGTGAGTAAAATGGCAACTTTAAAAGCAAAAGTTACTGTTAATATAGACTATGACAAAATTGTAAATCAAAGTAAAATAAATAGAGCGCAAAAACAACTCGTAAACCTAGTAAGAACAAAAGCCGACCCATACGTACCTTATTTATCAGGAGATTTAAAAAATACTGCTCAAGAAAACAAAAAAAGTATTGTATATGCTCCTTATCATGGTGGTACAAAATCTTATGCTGCTATTAACTACTATACTAACAGAGGTATGGGTAGAGAAGGTTTAAACCGCGGTGGCAAAAGGGGTAAACAATGGATAAATCGTATGTGGGTTAATGAAGGAGATGCAATAGTAAATGAAATTGCAAATACAATAGGAGGGAAAGCAAGTAAATGACACTTAATTTAAATGAAATAGAAAATAGAACTATTACAGATAAAATAATAGAATTTTTCTTAAAATGCCCTCTAATAGACGATAAATCTCCTATTTCTGCTGATTACATAGGTGATGAAATAGGCACTTACTCAGTAGATGGTTCGCCTTCAGAAACCATTTTAAAAACTTATGTTGATGGTTCTACAGAAAGGCAATTAATTTTTGATTTTACTAGCAGAGAAAGTGTTGAAGCATATAACAATGAAAAAAATATTAGTTTTTATGAAAAATTAGCAGAGTGGGTAGAAACTCAAAATAATGAAGGAATTTTACCAGAGTTAAATTATCCACTTATAGCTGAAGAAATAAAAGTATTAACACATGGATATGTCGAGCAAATGAGTGCGAATAAAGCAATCTATGTTATTCAAATGAAACTAGTATATAAAAAAAGGATTGTATAGAAGGAGGTTAATATTATGGCATTAATGAGAAAAGATGTTGCAGACTACTTAAATGTAGGTACTAGTGAAGCAGAAGAATATGTTTTACTAGGATATGGGTTTGAAAGTTTAGATGAAGAACCTGGAGCACAAACTGATACAACTTGTTATATAAATGATGAAACATCTTCTACTTCTGTAACAAAATATGAAACAAAATTTCCATATGTTTCTGAAATGATACCAGATGAAAAAGGAATAAAAAATTTATGGTCAACTGGTAGAAATCATGAAGTTGGAACAGCTGCAGAAAGAGATTTTGTTCGTGTAGATATGTATGATCCTGTATCAGGAAGTGAAGGAACTTATCAAGCAAGAAAATTTAGAGTTTCAAACGAAGTTTCTAAATTTAGTGGTGATGGTGGCGAAAAAATAAAAGTTGAAGGAAGTTTAAACGCTATAGGAAAAGTTGTTCAAGGTACTTTTAATGTTTCAACAAAAACTTTTACAGCAACTCAAGCAGCAACTCAAAGTAATACTGCTAAAGAAAATACTGTAAATTAATTAAAATTAGGGAGGTTAAAATATGAACGATTATACAAAATTTAATATATTAGGTGTGGAATTAGAATTTGATTTTTTAGATTTAGATGAAAAAGAATTTTTTGAATCAGTTTTTTCAGAAACAAACAATAAAATATCAGAAGTAGCTAAAGATGATAAAGATTTTCCTATTGAAAGTGCTAGAAAATATTGTGAAAGCATAATTGGCTTGTTTGAAGAATTGTTCGGTGAGGAAAAAACTTATGATATTTTTTCAGGTAAATGCAATTTAATGAAATGTACTACAGCTATAAAGGAATTAACAAAAGCTAAATTAGAACAAGATAAAGCATTTGCAACAGAATTAAAATCTGTTACTACTATTTCTGAAGAAGTATTCGGAGAGGAAGAAATTTCTCTTAATAGACAACAACGTAGAGCTATTGAAAGAAATAAGAAAAAATATAACTAATGAGTATAAGTATTTTAACCGATTTTTTACCTATTGAAGTGGAAATAGGAGGAGTGCGATATCCAATTAACTGGGATTTTCGCACTTCTATTTTATTTGAACAGTTAATGTTAAATAATAATATTAGTGAAAAAGAAAAATCAGATGAGGCTCTACAACTATATTATGGTTATGAAATAGATACAATTAAATATATTAATAATAATAATATTAATCAATTTGTTGAAGAAATGTTATTATTTTATAAGTGTGGGAAAGAAATTATTAGTACTAACGAAGATTCAGAAAAGAGCGAAAACTTTAATAAAAATGAAATTATCTATAGCTTTGAACATGATGATTTTTACATTTATAGTGCATTTATGCATGATTATCACATTGATTTACAAGATATTGAAGGATTACACTGGTGGAAATTTAAAGCATTATTTAATTCTTTATCAAGTGATTGTAAATTCATAAAAATATTAGAATATAGAAGTATTGATTTATCTGAGATACAAGATAAACAACAAAAGAATTTCTATAGAAAAATGAAAAAACTTTATGCTTTACCTCAGTCATTAGAGGAAAAGGAAAAACAAGCATTAATAACAGAAATGCTATTGAAAGGTGAAGATCCTAGAGAATTATTAAGACAATAGTTAGGTTTTGTACTATAATATTATTATAGGGGGGAGTATAGTATGAAAAGAACAGGAACTTTATTTTTAAAGGCTTTATTTATTCTCTGCATAGTATTTATTATAGGAGTGACATTAGGTATAAATAGTAAAAAGAGTACTGATACAGTTTATGAAGATACCTTAAAGGAAGAAAAACAAGAAACTGTTGTCAAAGCAAAACCTACAACTGTGGAAGAATTAATAAACAAAGAAACAAAATTTAAACCAAATTATAATAAAAATTCAAAAGTTTTAACTCTAAACGGAAATTACACTAGTAATTTAGGTAGTGAAAAAGGTTTATTTTTAGCAAGATACTCAGCTTATGAATCTGTTAAATTATGTGAGGAAACCTTTCCTAATAATGTTGAAAGTTATGTAATAAATTTTTATCATGATACTGTAGATAAATATGGAAACAAAAAAGATACAAAAGTTTATTCATTAGTTTTATGTGAAGATGAACTTTCTAAAGTAAATTGGAATAATATAGACAGTAGTATGTTATCAGATTTAGGAGAAGAATATATTAATCCAGTTATATTTAGATAAATTTTTAAACACTTACATTTTGTAGGTGTTTTTTTATGCCTAAAAAGGAGGTGAGGGTATGGCAGCAGATGGAAAAGTTGTTATAGAAGTTGAATTAAAATCTGATCAAGTTGAAGGTCAGTTAAATGAACTTAAAAATGCCTTTGCTGATTTAGGTGGTGTTGGTAAAGTATTTGGAGAAATGAGTTCTCTAGTAGGGACATTTTCAAATACTTTTAAAGCATTAAGTGGAATTGTTGGCCCAGTTGCAGCAGGAGTTGTTGCAGCAGTAACCACAATGGTAACTGCTTTTTCAAAATTATATGATGCTAGTAAACAAAATTTCTTCGAAAACTTGCAAAATATATCTGAAAAATTACAACCAGTTGTTGATATTGTTCAAAATGCTACAAATACCATTTTGGATTGCTTCAGTCAAGTTACAGATTTTAATTTTGATTTCAGTACCCTAATGGCAGATGCGATTGAATTTGAAAGTTCTATGGCTCGTGTGTCTGGTATAATGGGTGTTTTAGGTGACGATGCAAAGGTTTTAACAGAAACAACAAGACAATACGGAGCTACCACTAGGTACACCAGTGTACAGGTGAGTGAAGCTTTTAGCTATATGGGTATGGCAGGATTTTCATTACAAGAGTCTCTTGCGTCAATACAAGATGTTTTAAATTTAACTACCATCGGTGCCACTGAACTCGGCACTGCCAGTGATATCGTGACTGATGGTTTAACAGCAATGAACATGTCTGCATCTCAAGCATCAAATTTCGTCGATTATATGGCTGCAACTATTACTCGTAGTAATACAACTGTTGAATTAATGGGTGAAACAATGAAGTACGCCGGTTCAGTAGCTGGGACATTGGGCGTTTCTATGGATGATTTATCAGTTGCTATCGGTCTAATGGCGAATTCATCAGTAAAAGGAAGTCGTGCAGGGACTGCAATGAGAACATTGTTGGCAAATTTAAGTGCACCTACTGAAACCGTAGCAAAAGCTATGGATAAATACGGAATAGGACTTGTTACTGCGAAAGATGGTTCAGTTGACTTAGATAAAACATTAAGAAATTTAAGAAGTAGTTTAAAATCATTACCTTTAGTTGAACAAGCAGCTGCATGTAAAGATTTAGCTGGTAAAACAGGTATGACAGGTTTACTATCAATTGTCAATGCTACGGATGATGCATATGATAGTTTAACTGATAGCGTACAAAACTCTACTCAGACAGTTTCTTATTGGAATCAAAATTTAGGAGAAGCAGGAGTTACTGGAAAAGAATGTAGTAAAAGAATAAACAACTTAAAAGAAGTTTTAAGTCAAACAGAATACTTAGGTGCTGCATTCAATATGACGACTCAAGATATGGCTTTAGCATTACAAGTTTTAGGTTCTGATGCGAAAGTAACAACAAAAAATGTTGAAGATTTATTTGGCGTTTTAGATGCAATGAGAGACCCCACTCAATCACAGAAAAAAATTTTTAAAGAGTTAGGATTAAGTTATAGAGAAATTAAAGATGATGCTTTCGATTATAGTGCTACTTGCGATATGATCAATGAAAATACAAAAGGAATAGTAGATTCTTCTAAAGGTTTAAAAAACGTTGTATCTAAGAATGACTTAATAAAACAATTATATCCTAATATGTCACTTGAAAAAGCTAATGAAGTATTAAAAAAATATGGCATGACTGCTAAAACTCAATCTACTGGCCAAATAGATTTAATTGCAAATTTAAAAGAACTTAGAAGTGCTTTTAGTGGTATGGATCAAGCTACTAGAGAACAAACGTTAAGTAACCTTGGATTATCAGATTCTTTAAGTGAAATAAATGAAGTATGTGGTTTATCTGACGAACAGTTTGATAAATATTGCAAAAACTTAGAATTGGTAACAGGTTTATCTGAAAAAATGTCCCAAACAATGGACGAAACTACAAAATATTATTTATTAGTACTATCATCAGCACTTCAAGATGTTGCTATACAAGGATTTGAATTTTTAAAACCGTCTATACGATCTGCAGCTGATGCATTAGCTAAATTTTTTACTGTATGGAGAAGTGGTAATGAAAAAGGTAATACAAAGGATGGGCAAGCTTTATATACTTTTGATAATTTTAAAAAGGCACTAGATAATTTACTTGGATATATAAGAAATGCAGATATATCAGGAGCAATTCAACAGGCTTTTAGTGGAATTAATACTTTTATAACTAAAGGTGGATTAAGCAGAGTATTAGCTATCGGTAAAGAAATTATACATCAAATTTGTCAAGGAATTATAAAAAGTAAAGGTGATATAAGAGAAGGTATTTCAAGTGCTATTAAACAAATTTCTCAATTTGTTAAAGATGTTGCTCCAGAAGTTGAGGAAGCTGGTAAAGTTATTTTAGATGCTTTAAGAGATGGAATAAAAAACAATTCAGACAATATACATGGTGCTTTAGATGCAGTTGCTTCAGCTATGAATTCATGGGTAGAAGGAAGCGAACAAATAAAATCCTTAACTGGTAGTTTTGCAGATATTTTTATTGATAGCTTAATTGAAAATTTTAAATCTAGAACTGTTGGAAGGGCAACGGAATTATGGAATGCAGCTACAAGTTGGTTAACACACTCTACACCAGATTTCAGTAAAGGTGGAACAGGACTTCTAAAAAAAATATCTGAATGGTTTACTGGCGAATCTTATGCTGATGAAAAGACTGGTGATGAAAAACCTCTTAATACTAGCAAAGATTCCAATAGTAACAAAATAAATAATAAACTTTCTAGCATGGATGCTAACGAAATAAAAGCATTACAAACACAATTAACAGCTTTACAGACAACAGCACAAAGTGTTTCAAATTCAATTTCTCAAGCATTTACATCATTACAAAATAATTTAAGAACGAGTTTAGTTGGATGTGCAAATATAGCAAGAAATCAATTTGTGAGTATATCAAATGTAGCTAGAAATCAATGCTTAAATGTGTCTAATATAGTAAGAAACCAATTTCTATCTATTAGTAATATAATACGTAATCAAATTACAAATGCTAGAAATGTTGTTACATCTCAAATGATAAGTATGAAGAATGTTATATCAACTCAAGTTTCAGAAGCTAGGAATAAACTAACTTCTCAAATGATATCAATTAGAAATGTATCTAAAACACAAATAACACTTGCTAGAAATGCGGTTACATCTCAAATGATATCAATGAAAAGAGTTATAACTACTCAATCAAGAGAAGCAAGAAATAACTTTACAAGACAAATGATAAGTATGAAAAATGTTGCTAGAACTCAATCAAGAGAAATCGGTCAACAAATGGCTAACGGTGTTACTCAAGGTATTCAAAGCGGTACAGCAAGAGCAGTTAGTGCGGCAAGAAGTCTTGTTAATCAAGTTAATGCAGAAATGAAAAAGACTGCTAAAATAAATTCACCTTCAAAAGTTACTACTGATTATGGAGAATATATGGACGAAGGTTTAATTGTTGGTATGAAAAATAAAGCTGAACAAGTATATGCCGTAGCTAGGGATGTAACTTCAGAAATGCAAAATGCAATGAAAATGGCTGTTCAATCTGAAACAACTAAATTTTCATTAGAAGCTAGTAGTAATAGTAATCTTAAAATTGTAAATAGTGTGAGTAATAACACAGTAAAAGAAATAGCTAATTCGCTAGGAGAAACATTAAAAGAAACTATAGAAGGTATAAACGATAGACCTATTCAAGTTGAAGCTAATATGGATAAAACAAAAGTTGTTGATATAATAGCTCAACCTGTTCAACAAAAAAATAAAAAGATTGAAAAAAGAAAAAATAGATTGGAGGGGATAACAAGTGTTTAAATTTGATGGCATCGATTTAGAAATGTTTGTAGATGTAATTTCTATAGATACAACACTTATGTCAGAAAGAAAAAATGATTTTATAGACCCTCCATCACGATCTGGTAGATATTATCAAGATTTCAAATATGACTATAAAGAAATAACTGTTACTTTTGATATAAAAGCAGATACAGAAGAAGATTGTAAAGATATTATTGATACAATATCATCTGTATTTGATGTTACAGAAGAAAAAGAATTGATTATAGATGATAACGGAAGAATTTATTTAGCTATTCCAGACGGCAAATTCTCAAAAGAAAAAATCACGAAAGGCATAAGAAGAATAAAAACGTCTTTTATATGCCCTATACCTTTTTCTTATAATCCAGATGCTAAAATTTTTAATGGTGAAAAAACTTTATCAGTTTCTAACGAAGGAAATACAAGTACTCCAGCAATTATAAATGTTGATTTTAATGGAAATGCTACTTATTGTCAAATTGATGGCCAAGACGGAAAATCAATATTAATTGGTCAATACCCTTCACTAATTAAAACAAAAAAAGAAGAAAGTACTACTATTGTTTATGAACCTTGTGAAACTACCGAAAATTTTGTTTCAGTTACAGGTGAAGTTGATGCAAAAAGAACTATAACTGGTACTATTCAACCAAATGACGGTGGAACTAGTTGGTGTATACAAGCAGCTGATTATGGTAGTGGAGATAACTGGCATGGGCCTGCACTAAGATATAATTTACCTTCTAATGTTACTGATTTTGAATGTAGTATATATTTTTATCATGATAGTAAAGGTAAGTTAAAATATAATGAAATTGGATCTACAGATAAAACAAAAACAACTAGATATAAAGTAACTGCCACAACTGTGAAATTAAAAGAAAAGAGACTATCTAAAAGTAAAACTTTATTAAGTATTAAAAAAGGTGTATATTTAACTCCTTTAGAGGTAGACGGACAAGAAGTTACTAATGGTTGGATAAAAACTACATATGATAGCAAAACGGGCTGGGTTAAAATTTCAACTGGATTGAGTAAAATAACTACTACTACATCAACATATTATACAAAGCAAGCAGCATCTTTAAGAGCATCTGGAAGTAAAAAATCAAAACTTCTAGCTACAATTCCTAAGGGAACTGCTATAATTGTATATCCTAAAATTACAGCTAGTAAAGGTAAATGGACTAAAGCAACATATAAAGGAAAAACTGGTTATGTTTATACAGACTACATTATTGAAGGTGATAAAGTACAAATTGATACAGACCAAGAAGTTGATACTGCAGAAGATAAAATCGGTATAGTTGAATGTTATGGATTAGATCAAGCTGGTAACAAGTTATTTAAAGTTATGTTATGTGATGAAAATGAATGGTATGAAGCTACATATCCACTTGTACAAGTTGGCAATACAGAGTTTTTAAAAGATAAAGATTTTAGTGTGCCTGAAGCTAAAACAACAACAGTTACAAATGTTTCAGATGATAGTTTAACCGTAAGTACAAAAACATTAAGAAGTGGTAAATATGGTAACTGGAATGAATTTAAAGGCCATTTCACTATAAAAAGAGAAAAAAATGAATGGTATGCAGAGGTAATAAAATATAATTCTGAAGGCGAAATTGAAAAAACTTTACCAAGTGAAGTTATGAAAAGTGATAAATTTCCTACTGGCGATTTGAATCATATAGTTGTTTATTTTGGAAAATATGCTGATAAAGATGTTGTTGATACAATGACATTTAATAGATTAGTAATAACTAAATTAAATGAAGTTAATCAAGATGAAGAGCAAGATATAATAATTTTCAAAGAAGGTGACGAATTGAAAGTTGATTTTGCCAATAATGAAGTTTATATAAATAATGTAAAAAATATGGAACATGTTGATATAGGAAGTAAGTTCTTCGAAATACCTCCTGGTGATTTTGATTTAAGAATATCTAGTGATGCCAATATTACAAGTTCGATTATTTATAATGAAAGGTGGTTGGATTAGTTGCAAGAATTAGTAACTGAGATATACATTTTAAACAGAAGAAAAAAAATAATAGATGTATTATCAAATAACGGGACTAATCCAAGCAGTCCTTTTTTTGATGATGCTTTTAAACTCTATTTAAATACTGGAGCTGAAAGTTTTGAATTTTCTACAATAGCAAATGAAAGAACAACAGGTGTACAAAAGGGAAATTTTATTGTTTTTTCATATAGAAATAAATATAAATTATTTCAAATAATGAATACATCTAGTCAACATACGAATGGTGCAGTTATAAAAAAATGCTATTGCGAAACAGCAGGATTAGAACTTTTAAATAAAATTGTAAGAGAAAGTACATTACAGGGCGATGTTACTACATTCTTTCATTTACTTTTACAGGATTCTACATTTGAATTAGGTTATGTAGACCCTTCTATTACGACTTTTAAAAGTGTTAAGGTTGAAAAACCGACTCCAATTTATACAGTAATCCAAGATAATTTAGAAACTTATGACATTGAAATTGAATTTACTGTAGATATAAAAAATAACAAAGTTTATAAACAGTATATAAACGTATATAAGCAACGAGGACAAATCACAAATGCAAGATTTGAATATTCAAGAAATTTAGATGATGTTAAGAAAAATGAAGATTTAACAGAGTTTTGTAGTGCATTAGTTGGATATGGTCAAAATGGAATTAATTTTAAAAATGTAGAATGGTTAAAAGCTAATGGAAACCCTACTGATAAACCTTTAAATCAAGATTTTATAGCAGATGAAGATGCGCACATATATTTTCATAATGATGATGGAAGTTATATAACAGGAGTGTATGAATGTGATGCTAGTAATGCATCTGACTTACTTAATGAAACATGGAAAGAACTTCAACGAAGAAAAGAACCTCAACTTGATTATGAGACAAGTATATTATTACTTTCTGATGATGTTGATATAGGTGATACTGTATATGTAATAGACGATGATTATATACCTTCTTTACGTTTACAAGCTAGGGTAACAGAGTTAGAACTATCTTTTACAGATTGGGAAAATAAAAGTAAATGTACATTAGCAAATTATAAAGAAGTAAAAAGTAAAATAAAAAGTCTAAATAAAGATGATCTACTAAAAGATGTTCTGGAATTTTTAGGTAATATAGGAGTAGGTTCTTTAACAGATGAAGACATTTCTAAAATAAGAGAATATCTTGAAAAAATGGGTCTAGAAAAAGAAGAGATAGATAAAATATTCGATGAAATTAGTAGTATTATAAATCCAAAACCAGACCCTCCCGATGAAGGTGAAGATGGTGACCCTATTTATTTAACTTCTTATAAAAATGGAGTATGGCTTGGAGATGATAGATTTTATCAAGTAAAGACTTCTAAGACAGTATCTACTACTGATAAAACTAATGATATATATGCAGAAGCATTAGCATTATATGAGAAATATGACATAGGTAAATATCAAAATAAAGCGAATCTCAATGAGCTATCATCTACAGGAAATAAATATAAACTATATCTTATAGTTGAACATTATGCTAGAAAATTTGGATTAGATCCAAACCTAGTGTATGCAGTCATAATGGGAGAATCTAGAGGTGACCCTTATAGTACTACAGGTAGTAATGGCGGTTACGGACTAATGCAATGTGAAAGAAGTACATACTTCAAAGAGTGGGGGAACAAAACAAAAACCATAAAATATCTTGATGGTAGTACTTATAAATTTCTACCTTCTTATAATACTATGAAACCAGGGGTAGGTGGAACTACTACAGTTAATGGAATAACAGTCGACAAAAACATCTTAAATCAAATAAGATTTGGGTGCTGGGAACTACGTCAAGCTATTGATTATGCGCACGGAAATATATTTGGTGGATTAGTAGCTAACAATATGGGACAAGGTTCATTAAACTGGATAGTGAGTAAGTATGTGTGCGATAAATACGGATATACATTCGTTGATTCTTATTATTTGAGTTCTCAATCAAACGAAACAAAATTAAAAGTTTACGAGGAATTAGATAGCTTAAAATTTGACTTTGCAGCTTATAGACAGAAATTAAAAGACCAAAAGGGATTAGGAACACCAAATAACGTAGAATTATATCTATGTTGGTATAAAGTAGTAAATGGCCAATTACCTTATTATATGGATGCACAGGGCAATAAATTAGGTTATGGAGTTGGTACATCTACTCCAAAAGCAAAAGGTCAAACAAGCGCATCTGATATAAGACAAATAATAGTTGATACGGCAAAAGCTATAGCACAACAACATACAGATAAGTTGGCAACATATGACCAAAGTTATCGTACTTGGAACTTTAAAAAGCCTAACAAAAGAAAAGGCACTTTTTACGGAATAAAAAATCCTATTTGTTACGATTGCTCTTCTTTAGTGACTTGTTGCTATGGTGAAGCTGGATTAAAAAGTATATTCCATAGTGATTCATATTGTGCATATGGTACATTGGTTAAATATGCAACGGCTAAAGATGGGTATAAAATGTTTAAAATCACTAAAACATCTATAGAAAATATGAAAGCTGGAGATATTATAATGATGTGTAATAAAGAGTGCCCTACAACATTAACTAGAGCGAAAGCTATGGCAAAGAACTTTACTCATCATACGTTAATTTACTGCGGTAAAGAAAACGGAACACATATGGTAGCTCATGCTAGAAAGTGGGATTATTGGCCAAAGGCTATAAGGTATATGCCAGTATACAATGATATCTATAAATACGGATTTTGTTTAAGACCTTACGATTTAGTTGAAGCCGATAACAATAATGTAGAGGACACTCCTGTAATCGACAAGACAGATATGAATGAAGTGTACATAAAAGCGGTTAGAAAGGCAAATGCATATGATTTTTATGGCGATAATAATAATTTGTTAACTACAGTAGAAGGCTTATACGAAGATGATGAAAAAGTTTATCCAAGTTCAATTCCTTATGCGCTTGTACATTTTGGATTAAATGATCTAACAGAAAAAGGTATAAACGGAGTAAAAATATTAGTTAATATATTAAAAAATAAATATAGAAATACACCGATTTTCATACTAAAAGAATTACATACTGGTATAGCGTACGAAAATTATACTACTGTAAATACTTCTATAGATACTTATAACACTCAAATAAAAGAGTTCTGTGATAATGAAGAAAATGTATTTTTATTAGATGTTTCTGATAAATTAGAAACTTATATAAAAGTATTGAACTCTAATTACACTAATGATGGTTATACCTTCAAGGATGATAGCAGCATTAGTGTTTTTTATGATGCAATAAAAGAAAAATTACTATCAACTCCAATAGGTTATAAGAAAAAGGATGATAGCGGTAACACTGGTGGAGGAGATACTGGCGGTGGTGACACTGGGGATGATGGTAATGCATCTAAAAGAGAAGGTGAAACAGTAAATATATTATTAGAAAGTACAAAAACTTATACTTGGCCTAAAAAAACAATTAAGTCTCTTACTTTCAGACTTAAAAGTAAAGTTGATAAAAGTTTTTATGCTAGAATGGTGTTTACTACAGCAGATGAAATTAGTTATACACAAAGTAAAATTTGTTATCTTGAAGGTGTAGATTGTATAGCTGGCCAACTAGTTCCAAAACCAAATACAGGTTATAAAATTATAATAATGGCCAATGCAAATCCAAATATAAATTATAAATACTATGGGTCTGTAGCTGTTGATAAGGGCGAAGGATATGCTGAACCTTACACTTTTAAGGGTGGTAAAAAAGTTGTAAAAACTGCAAAAACATACCTAAATCAAACTGGTTTAAGATATGGAGATAATTCATTTGCTGTTAAATCTGAGCCTACCAGTTTCCCAAAAGATATGGCTGGAAATCTATCTAAATGGTATGATGCCGATGCTAAAAAAGCTAATATTGACTGTAGTTCTTTGGCTATATTTGTTTATGCGGATATACCATACGATAAAAGTCCTTATGCCAATCACAAATTAAAGAAATTAGTTAAAAATTCAGATACTAGCTGGGCATTTATGTTACCAAGGACAGCAGCAGAACAAGCAGAATATTGTGTTAAAAAAGGCTGGGTACTACATGATATTGATATAATCAATTATTCAAACTTGGAAGCTGGAGACCTCGTTTTTTTTGATAGAGATAACGGAGAAAATGGGCGTTATATGAACTGCTCACATGTAGCCATTGTAGTTGGACCAACTGAAGATGGCAGGTCAGTAAACATAATAGAATCTACAACAGTTACAAATGGAGTTAGAATAACAGGAATTACAAACAACACAACTGATAAAATATTATTCTGTGCTAGACCTAAGAAATTATAGAAAGGGGATTATTATGAGCAATAGCAATATAGAAACTATAACTAGAGAGCATGATAATTTCTCCTCTAGTTATAATGAACTTGCAAATCTACTTGAAAAAGTAATCACTAACAGAAAAATAACACAAGATGATAAGTATGACTTAGAGAAAGCACATGCTACATATGTGGAAAATTACAATGATGTTAAAAGAATACTAGAAAATGAAAAAGAAGCGAATTTAAGAGAGCAAATTAAAGCTGTAAATGATAATAAATTGGATGCAGATATAAATAGTATAGTAAATATTCTTACAAACAACGGAGAGAAAAACACTTTATATCTAGACGAAGATGGAAATTTGTATATTGACGGAGAAAAAATTCCAGAAATCAAACAAGTAAAATTGACAGTAGATGAACAAAATGGAAAAATAGAATCCCTCGTATCTGATGGATTTATAGAAGATGCCGAAGGAAATAAAGTTAAATTAAAGGTATTATACTCCACTCTATCTCAAACAGTAAATGGAATTGAGACAAATGTTGGTACTATAGAAGGGGTAGCTAATGATGCTCACTCAAAAGCAGAAGCTGCTATTTCAAAGGCATCTCAATTAAAACAAACAATGGATGGATTTACTACTAAAGTAGAAGATATGAAATCCACATTAGATATTACAGTTACTAGAGTATATAATGAATTTTATATATCTACATCTTCCACTGAGTTAATAGGAGGTAGCTGGTCAACTACTAAACCAAATGTTACTACAGGATATATTTGGATGCGAACTGCTGCACAAAATAGTAAGGGGGAAATTACTTACGATACTCCGACTTGTCTGAGTGGAATTGATGGAAAACCTGGAGAATCTGGAGCCACTGGAGTCAGCATTACAAACACAGAAATATTTTATTATATGCATAATTCAAAAACTAGCGCTCCTGATGTGCATGCTACAGGTTGGACAAAAAATATCCCAGATTATGTAGAAGGCAAATTCCTTTGGTATACAACGAAAATTACATATTCAAACGGAAATACAACTTTTACTCCACCTAATTACTTGAGCAGCTGGGAAGCCAAACACGAAGCATCGAAAGCACTATCAATGGCAACTCAGACTGCTGAGATGTTTCAATGGGTAGTTAAAAAGGGATCTACACAATCAAGTTTGACATTAACAGATGCAACAATCTCAGCAATAGCGAAATCAAATATAAAATTGAAAGCAGATAATATTTCACTAGAAGGATATACCACTATAAATGGTGGATTTTCTATAGATGAAGACGGAAATATGACCGCTAATAATGGTAATTTCAATGGAGCAGTTAATGCACAAGGTAATATGACCGCTGATACTCTTATTGTTAGAAAAATAATCAGTAAAGATATTATTAATTCAATTGCAAGTGATATATCTGTAACTATAGCAACAGATGGAGATGATGCATCTTCTGTTACTGATAATGCGAAATTCTATACTGTACAAGGTTTTTTAGATGCATTACCAAAAAATCTTAATGGTACTAGCATATATATAACTTTAAACAAAGAATGTAACGAAAACTTGACTTTAGATGGATTTTCAAATGGTGATATATATATGTATATGAATATGAAAAATTATAATGGTAATATAGCTGGATATAATTGCACTGCAAAATTATTCATATATGGAGCTACTACTGTTACTGGTATTCCAGATGGGGTAAATAGTCAAAGACCTGATATAATGCCAGCATCTATGGTAAGTAGCAACACATATTATTACGGAATGTATTTCTCAAATTGTAATTTTGTTACACTTAGAAGTATTAATGTCTATGGCCAAACAACATCAAATAGTTATTATGCTATCGGTGTTGAACATGGAACAACATTATTAATGCAAAACTGCAAAGTAATAGGCAGTCAAAACGGACTACAAGCTAGAGGTAGTAAACTTATCATGTATAAGAATTATGGGAAAGTTAATAACAATGCAGTTAGAGCAATCTATGGGGCTACGGTATGTATTCAAGATGGTTCTATACCTAACGGACAGTTAACACACGATAACTCTTCACAAATAATTTATAATTCTGCAAAATGTACAGTAGATGGAACTACTACAACTGTAGGAGAAAATACTAATATAGGAACTACAACAAGTAAGTCAGTTACGTTTACAAGTGATTATGGAGATACATATCGTTATACTTGGAGTGACTGGGCACAAGATAACCTAGTCATACAAGGAAAATGGACCTCTAATAGTGTTGGCTGTTGGTTCTTTGGTAGTGATTTTAGTAAATTACAAGGCAAGACTATAACAAAAGTTGTTCTAAAAATAGAACGTACTACGGGTGGTAGTAGTCAGCATAACGAAGCTAAAATAGTTATGCATAATCATTCAAGTAGACCAAGTGGTGAGCCTACTTATTTGTCATGGTCAAAAACTGCTAATCTTACAATGAATACAACAACAACAGTTACAATAACAGATAGTGCAGTATTGAATGCGATAAAAAACGGAACAATGAAAGGATTTGGACTTAAACATACTTTCGATAAAGATCATTATATGAAATGCACAGGAGTTATAAAAGCTACAGTAACTTATACAGACTAAAGGAGGGGATTATCTTGCCTATTAAATATAACTATGAAGTATCAGTAAATGATAACAAAGCAAAATTAAATAAAGATATTTTCTTATTTAGAGGCAATAGAAATATACATTATTATTTCTCTATAAAAGGTGCTCGATTTACCTTTTCAAAAGAAAATGAAGATTTAATAGAAAATGCAAATGCAATTTATGCAGCAGTAACAGTTGTAAAACCTAATGGAGTTGAAGTTGCAAATGCTATAGCTCCAGTAGAAGATGGTTTGATTCATTTGAAAGTAACAGAAGATCTAATAGATGAAGAGGTTGAGGTAGGGGATTTTGACTTAGTATTTGACTTATTTGATGACAATGAAGGAGCAGTAACAATACCTAAGATAAAAGGCCAATTTCATGTTCAAGAAAGACCTTGTACAACTTCAATTGGAACATTATCAGGAAATGTAAATGTTGTTAATCAGGCGGTGGTAGATTTGGCAATAGCAACACAAGAAAATGAACAATTAATCGTAGTAGATGCTGACGGAAAATATGTTAAAACTACATGGGTAAAAGGGGATAAAATCAGTATCGAAAGATTAAATAAAATAGAAGAAGGAATAGAAAAAAATAGTACACAATATAAAGATATTGCGAACTTATCTCTTGCAATAGGAACAGACGGGCTGTTATATATCAAGAAACAAGATGGAACACTTATGGGAACTGGCGTTAAAGTTAGTAGCGATACTGATTTATCTAAAGTAACAATGAGTGTTAGTGGACAAACATTAAAATTATTAAATGACGGAGTTCAAATAACAACTGTAGATTTACCTGAAGGAACTGGTGATGTACCTGATAATACTGTTATGTACGAAGAAGATGATGAGTCTATAGATAATGCAATTAATGCTGAAAATATAATTATAAAAGATACTGATAATAATTTTACAGCAACTCACGTCGAAGGAGCATTGAAAGAGCTTTTTCAATCTGCCAGTAATGGAAAAACATTAATCGCAAATGCTATTACTGGCAAAGGAGTTGCGACTAATGCAAGTGATAGTTTCCAAACTATGGCAACAAATATAAAAAATATTAGTAGTGGAAGTGGGGGTGGTGGAATTATCCCTACTGGAACTAAAGAAATAACTCAAAACGGAACGTATGATGTAACTAATTTTGCAACTGCATTAGTAAATGTAGCATCTAGTGGAGGAGCTACTGGAGGCGGAGGTAATCTTGAAAGCGGTACAATTACACCTACTAAACAAAGTACTGATATTGATATTCCTACAACTAAAAAATGCTCTAATATAATATTTTTTCAACATGAAATGAATGGTGGAGCAGGTTATAGAACTTTAGCAGGATTGATTAGATGTGGTGGAGTTGGTATTAATTTAGCATCTAATTCAACAGGCGCAACTTTAAATATGATATCTACTTCAGGAGTTCCTTTAACATGTGCTGTAGTTACATTTAACGATAATAGTATTCATATATATTCAGGTGCGAATACTGGTGGCGGTGGTTATTTAGTTGATAAACAATATGATTGGTATGCGTGGTAAAGAAAGGAGTGATGTAAATGAGTTTTAAGACTAAAGGTGGTAAAGCGCTTAATTTGAATAAATTTGTCGCAACTTCAGAACAAATACAAAGTGAGATAAAAAGATTGATTGATAATGGGACTATACATGTTGAATCATCAGGTTCAGGTGGAGATAATGATATAACAGAAATAAAAAAAGCATATCCTCAATGTATAAATTATAAAGGTGCATTTGTATATCCTTCAACTGATACGTATTGGACTGATACTGCACAAAAGGGTGATTTTTACATTCAAGGATTTGACAAAACAATATCTTATCATAGACACGTTTTTAATCCTGGAGATATCATGTATTTTAACGGTGAAAAATTAGAGCAACTAAAATTAATCAAACAAAATAAAGTATTAAATTCCATTCAACACTATGATATTTGTATTATAGGTGGTGGAGCAGGTGGTATTGGTTGCGCTTACGCTTTAAAAGATAGCGGATTAAAAGTATGCATAATTGAAAAGCAAGCTCAATTAGGAGGTACTCACGTAAGTGCAGGTATGAGTAGTCTAATGGCTAGTCCTGTAAATGGGAGTTGGTTCAATACTATATTGCAAGACGGATATAAAAATAAATATATGGTTTTTGGTAGAAATAGTGGAGAATTGCAACATACTGGCGGTAGTGGGCTGAGTGAATATGAACAATTAAGAATTAATTCACTTTATAATGCATCAGCATCAGGAACCACTCAAGGTAATTTAATTCGTATAGCACCGTATCGAATGGGACAAAAATATTATAATGATTTAATTAATACTACAGACATAAAGTTAAATACTGAATTTATGGAGTCTGCTTGTAACGAAAATAATGAGGTCATTTCAATAAAAGTAAAAGATAATACTAATGGACGTAACTATTGCATATATTCAAAATATTTTGTTGATTGTAGTGCGGATGGTGTTTTATGTCGATATGGTAAACAGGAAGGAACTGATTATTTTATAGGAAATGATACAAAATCAAAATGGAATGAAAGTGCTATAAGTGACAATGTTGTTGCTAGTAAATATGACATAAATCCTTTCGAGTTACTATATTGCGTTCCTGGTAAATCATATAAACAAGGTGATTATGGTGATGAATTTACAGAAGACTATAGTAAATACAAAAAATTTTCTGATATTACACAAGCAAATACAAATGGAGTATTTTCCGACCCAGATGATTCGCATTTAAGAATAATTTCACCAGGTAGATGGCTTGGTATTTCTTCAAGCCTACTAATTGAACACGGTCAAGATATGACATATGGCGAAGCATATGATAGGGCAAAATATCATTTTTCAAAATCTGGCTATAATTACAAGGGTAGCGTGCATGGTGGTTTTGGAGGTTGTTTTCCGATGTTAGCCATAAGAGAAAGTTATCGTATAAAATGTGATAGAATGATGACACAATCAGATATTGAAACTAGAGCTACTTCTAATAATTATGCATCCAACCATACAGTGGCGTTATCAAGTTGGTATTGTGATATTCATAATGCAAACGGTATAGGAACTGTTAATTCATCATGGTTAATAGGTATTCCATATGAAAGTTTAATACCTTCTGCTTTTAAAAACGTACTTGTTGGGTCAAGATGTTTTGGGGCAAGTCATTTAGCATTAAGTGCTTGTAGATTAACAAAAACAATGATGAGTTTAGGTTATGTATGTGGAAAAGCTATGCAATTAGCCAACGATGGTGCGATAAATGATGTTAGAAATATAGATATAACAACTTTGCAAACAAATGTAGGAATTCTTGATTTAATAACAGAAATAGACACATATTTTCCACAAAGTTAGTACACAATTTAAAAATATTGCGAACTTATTTATATAAAAAATAGAGGTGAGAATATGGAATTTAAGCCTAGAGAATTAATAGGATATACAGGGGAATCTTGCCCTAAATGTGGTCGTGTAAGAGTAGAAGAATATACAGATGGAACTAAAGTATGTGAAAAATGTGAATGGAATCTAACTCTAAATGACTATGACTATGAGTATGAAGAAAAAATGGATGAGTATTTCTTGAAACAACATGAAATGAAATAAAATAAAAATATTGTGTACTAATTTACTAAGTATTTTACCAAGTAAATACCAAGTAAGATCATAGAGCAGTTATTAATTTAGCTGCTCTTTTTTATTAAAAAATTATAAAAGTGTAATCTTTTCCATACTTTTGCATAGAATTAAGTAAAAGGAGGTTGAGATTATGAAAAATAATAAAACCGTAATCCAATTGAGTTTTAAAAATAACATGGATGATAAACTTTTGTTATCTTGGCTAGAAGACAAATTTGCAGAATATGGTAATAAGAGTAATTATATAAAATACATTCTTAGAAAAGAAATGTTAAAAGAATCAAATAAGTTTACTCAAAAAGTCAAATAAAAAGGCAAGTCCGAACCAGAATAATGCTTCGCCCATTTTTATCACCTCAGTTAATTCATATTTAATTATTATTTTAAACAGAAGGGAGATTTTTATACATGAAATCTTATAGTTTTAAGGAATATAAATTAATATCAGAAAATGATTATACTTTAATTGAAAAATTTCTTAATAACTTAAAGATAAATAAAAAAGAATACAAGAAAATCATTATTTTAATAACTATTTTTATGAATAAAAATTTAATTTCCTATTGTATGACTACAGAAACTGAAATATCAAATGTAGCTACTCAAATTCTTAGCTTATTAATGGTATTTGCTAAGTATGGTTGTATGTGTATGGGAATTAAAAGCATAATAGAAAATGCGCTTCAAGGGGCAGATTTTAAGCAAGCAACAACATCTGGAATGCAATATTTCCTAATTTATATATTATTAAGTTTTTATCCAAAACTTTTTTCTATGATTAAATTTTAGGAGGTATTGATATGGAAGAAAAATTAAATCAAGTTATAAATATTTTAGATAATATTTTACATCCGATAGAATATTTTAAAGAAACTGGATATGAGCTTTTAGTTGCTATACAAAATCTATCTTTTGATATATGTCTTGTAGCAGGTTTTATAGCACTTTTATTATATGTATTTGGATATAAAAACGGCAAGAGATGGGCATTTATGATACCTTGTATATATATTATTCTTAATATAGTTATAGGAGCGATTACACATGCTTAAAAGCATTCCTATAGCAAAATATTTTGAGATACAAAGTCAAGAATATGTATATCTTAAATTAATACCAAGTAAATCAATTAGGAATAATAGGACTTATTCTATATTGGATCTTGTAAATAAAATGTATCTCAACATTAATAAGCTCATAAAGATAGAAGATAATAAATTAATTATAAAAACACAATTAAAGGCAAGTTATTATATTCACATAACAAAAGAAAAAATTAATTTTTACTTTATCGTTCCTAAATTATTTTATTCTAAATTTAGAGTAAAATTTAAAGAAATTTGGAAATCAGTAGAAATAAAAGAAGTTAATTCTATACCAATTATAACTGGATCACAATATCAATTAATCTATAAAAATAAAGATTTTCTATCTACTTCTACAGATATGAGAAATAACGATTTGTTGTCAGCTAACTTGTCTGCTGTAGAATTATTACAAGATGGAGAAGAAGCTGGAATATTATATAATTTTCTTCCTACTTCAGAAAAACAATGCAATTATTTTAAATCCACTTGTCAGAAATTTATTAGAGAATATAAAAACACAAATGTAAAATACACATCAAATGCAATATCTAATTTAATTATTAAAATATTATCTTATAGTATAGATTTTATTAATTCGACTTTAAATTTTTTATTTGATGTAAAACAAGTGGATAAACAAATTAACTTTAATAAACTAAGTAACAATACAAATAAAAAGGCTACTTCTGACATATGTAAAACACAAATTATACTATCTAGTAAGGCTAAAACAACCAATAGGGAAAAATCTATTATAGATACAATATCAAATTCCTATTCAGTTATAGAAGATGACAATAAATTTATATGTAAGAAAATCAAACATAACATAAGAAACTTAAATACATCTATATATGAATGCAGTAATTTTATAGCACTTCCAGGAGCTGATATAATACAACAGTTTCCACAAATTAACCATAATAGAGTGTATAATAAAGATTTTCCTAAATGTCTAGCTACAGGGGATATATTAATTGGAAATTCTATAAAAAATATGCCTGTATATTACTCTACGGACAAAGAAATAAGTAGACTTGGAAGAGTATTAATTGGAGGTATGGGATGTGGTAAAACACATTATATGCAAAATCTAGCTAAATCTATAATAGCAAAAGGAGATGGCCTTGTCGTATTAGATATAATAAGAGATTGCAATTTAGCAGAATCTATTAAACAAGTAACTCCGAAAGACAGATTAATAGAAATAGATTGTAGTAACCATACACAATTACAAGGATTTTGCTATAACGAATTGATATGTAATAGTAGTGATAAGTATAGAAAATTAGCTAAATGTATGGAAAAAGGTACACAATTACACATTTTACTTAACACTATTAATTCTGATACTAAATTAACTCCTAGAATGTTACGTTATTTTTATGCTGCTTGTACCGTAGTATTTTATAAGAATATTAATGCTAGTTTTAAAGAGATAATAGAGGTGCTAATATATCCTGATATTCGTAAGAATATTTTAGAAAGACTTTCAGAAAGCGAAATAAAATTATTATCAGACGAAATTAAAGATTTATGTGACTTAGATAAAGTTAATAAGAATGGAACAATAGAAAATTATGATAGTAAAATAGACGGTATAATAGATAGAATAAGCATGTTAAAAACTAATCTATATACAAAACTAGCATATAATACACAAGGAAATAATAATATAGACTTTGTAAAAGCATTAGATCAAAATAAAGTGATTATTATAAAAGCTAGAGAAGAAGATTTTACAAATAGAAATATTAGAGATTTAATAGCTACATTTTATCTTTCTAAAGTATGGCTAGCAAAACAAATAAAAGCAAATACACGCACAGAAATATTTATAGATGAAATCAATTTATTTCCTACAGCACAAATTATCTTACAAGATATTCTTACAGAATGTAGAAAATATTCTTTTATTCCTACTATAAGTTTACATTTTTTAGATCAATGCAGTAAAAAATGTAAGAATGCTATTTTAAGCAGTGGATGCAACTTTTTATTACTTGCTGGAGCAGATGTAAAGTGTTTTATTGAACTTAAGGAACTGTTTAATAAGGAAGGTTATACAGAAACAGATTTATTAGAGCTTAAAAGATATCATGCTCTTTGTTTAATCAGAAATGAAGATAATGTTTATTCTGCATTTGTGGTAAAATTGCCAAAATAAAAGGAGGTTATTCCTCCTTATTTTTATATAAATTTATATAATTTTATATACTAGATAAAAATGAATATAGTATATCCAAATTGCTATAACCTTGATATAACCGCTTTGCATTTATTACGGTCGCTGTCGCTACTTCATAAACGCTTCGCATATCATATGCATATGCAAAA